CTCGCTCTTCTTGTTGAAGGTGAGTCTTATTTTGTAAGAAAATAGCTCAGGCTTGCCGTCTACTATTTTTCTCTCAGCCGTCTCTTTATAATACACAAGCCTGTCTTCATTATCAAACTCATACAGGTCGGCATCCATTGCATCTCTCGAAGAACACTGGTTGAATATATTCCCAAGACTCACTCCGCTATCTGGCTTTTCGCTTCTTCTGATGTTAATCATCTTCCCGTCAGCATCGACAGAAACCATCGCATCAAGCCATAGTCCGTGATAGCTATAGCTATCCATTACAATTACGTACACATTACTGCCTTTTCTTGAACTGGCTCACATAGAAATGCCACTATGTCTCTTGCCTTAATTGCCGCACTCACAAACGACGCCTCTATTGATATACTGATCTTCTCATTACTCCCTGGTCTAAGGATTGCACACTCCCATTTGCCACCCACAACAACAGTAGGGGTTATCACTAGCCCGTATACATCGAGAACCTCTTGAATTACAGCAACTCCTGTTGAAGCCTGACCAGCTCTAGCTTTGTCTGCAATGCCCTCTTTGTTGTCGGCAACCCTCATGGCAGCATCAACGTCTCCCTTGTGCTTCACGAGTCTCCTGAAGCTTCCTAGCCCATACTTTGTTGAAGCATTTCTTTCTGCATCATATGTTGTGTACTCAATAACATTTGCTGTAAATATGTATTGCTGTCCCTCTTCAAAAATATCACTGACTAGCCACACATACTCCAAGTCTAGGATTTCTCCTTCAACAAACACTTTCACATCCACCAGTAGTGATGATGGCTTCTTGTATTTTCCTTTGGTCATTGAGTTCTTCTCTATAAGACCACCGACTCTAACCTCTTTCCCTAAGTAGGGCTTCAGCACCTCTCTGACATCCATTGGTTCATGCATAGCTGCCTGCATTAAATCTAATGCTGTCTGCTTGCCACTATCCATATCTTCTTGCTCATCCATTCTGACCTCTTTATTTATTTTTTTCTTCAACATCCCATGTTGTCTCTAAGGGCTGTCCATCCAATAAGATATCGTATCCACTATTAAATACGACCATCTGTCCCCTTTTAGTGTCTTCGCAATAAACACTATCGCCATCCACCTCTGTAAGCTTCGTGCACACATACTCTTCTTCCGCAGACAACCTCTTAAGGATATCTTTTCCGTGAACATCATACATTCTATTAAGGGTATCCACAAGACGCTCTTTTGAAATATGCTCGTATGCAGGAGGAAGTGTTACTTCATACTCCTGCACTATTGTTATCTTCTTCATGCCTTACTCCAACACTTTTCCGTCAGCATCGCAATCACGCCACACTATACCTACAGGCTTAGTTGGCTTATCATCCTTGCTTAGGGACTCAAACTCTATCTTAAGCCACTGCCCTATCTTGTCGTCTGCAATAGCAGCTTCAGCCAGACGGACAGGAGCTGTACCTTTTCTTTTAACACTGAAGGTATGTAGCTTAGCAAACTTTTTACCTTCAGTGCCACTCATCTCTCTGTGCTGATTATCGAAATCCTCTTGGGATATATTACACAAACACTCCCATACAGCATGTCCATACTTATCTATGTTGTATCCGATAACCTTGTACTCTCCGTCCAATGGAATTTTATACTTGAACACATCAGAGCTACGAACATTATATTCATACAGCCCATCTGCATTCCGGATAATAATACCCTCATATCCTCTAGCGACACACTCTGTATGGTATGCCTCTATCTCCTCATGAGAATTTGCTTCTATTGAACCTATCATCTTCACATAGAATAGATCTCCAACGGTAGCCATCTTCTCACGACGCACATCAAATGTATCGTCTGTCCCACAATAATCAAAAACATGGAATTCAAGATCACCCGTCATTCCATTCTCTTTTTTGGCTGCCGACTGTATGTCTTGTAAATGCTCTCCATGCAGATATAATTCTCCATTTATAGCTTCGACGTCTAGTTTTGTAAGAATGTGGTCAAGCTCTTGCTCCATTGAGTAGCTAGTTGTAACGAATTTCTCTTCGCTATCATAGTATCCTACCCTTCCCATTACGGTCACGGTTGGGTACTCATCCCCCCCTCTCTGAATGAGAGCCAGCCTATCTTCCCTAATTGCAAGTCCATTACCTCCATCTAGCTTAGGTGACATAAAACAAGGAAAGCGTACATTCTTCTTCTGGTCTTTGTAGCTTTTTACCTTCATGGCGAGCTTATGGCTAGACTCTCCGGTTTCGTTTAAGACATAACGCTCCTTGCACTTTTTAGCATGCTTAGCAAGAGCTTCTTTGTATGCCTGCTCTTCGTCTGTTGTAGCGTTAGCCTTGCCCTCATTCTTCCCTTGGCACGTGGTCTTATGGAAGGTTGGCCTATCTGTTCCTACCTGACCTGTCTCAACAGTTATCTCGGCCCCCTCAACAGTAATGTTGCAATATACAATAGCATCGGTTTTAGTCTTTTTATATAGTCTTTCCAATCTCATACTACACACTCGCCATAACGCTTGCTGTCAAGTCTAGCTTTGAGGCAAACACTTCACTACTAGGTAGCCACTCTTCGCAGCTTGTTCTATCATAGCACACATGATATTCAACAGAAGGCGTACCTTTTAATACAGTAAGTCTAAACCCTACAATTCTTGCTCTACCGGCACTTCCGTTCTTTGCCTTCTTGAAGTAGATATGAGAACCGTCACTAAACACTGCTGCTGTAAAGTCTCTCATTGAATAGCCTCCTACATTAGCATCTTCTCTTCTTTGTGCCTCTGCTTCTTCTTCGGCACGTTCAGCTTCAACCATTTTAACGTACTCTGCTTCTCTAGCATCGTCATCTTCATTCCACGTGTGCCAGCCAGACAATAAACTTTCAAACCCAAACAGGTCTGCTGTAACATCACTCCCATCTGCATCTACAAAAATCTGCTGATGTGCATCGAACTCAAAGAACCCTCCCGGTCCAAAACTCTCATGTACTGCTTGTCCACACCCTGCTACCATAATCTCTATTGCATGTGCTCTTGTTCCGCTTTCTATTGTTCCTAACATTGTATTCCCTTTTTTGTGTTTTTTATTGTTTGGTGACACGTACTCACCTAACGCCTCTTCTTTGTCTTATATTAATCTTTAGTATCTTTTCGCATGCCAACCTTGGCCATGCCGTCTGGTCTCTACCATCAAGCATTATTATTGTGGGCTCTAAAGTGTTTCTGCTAAATAAAAATGTGGATGTGCTTCCGCCTGGTGCACCGTCTTCCATAAGCTCATTTAGAGTAACGCAATCATTCATATCCCTAATTATGCTTGAAGCTTCATCAAGTTTTTCATTGTAAGTATCCTCATCGTAGTGCTCTCGTCCAAGATGCCTAACTCCAGCAATCTTCTTGCACTTATTACAATATACTTCTCCATACCACATAGACAATGTATTTATTAGTTCTTTTTCCTGCAAATTTTCTCCACAAAAACAGCACTCCAAGCCTGTCTCTTCTGTGCTCCAGTAGTGACCAATACCTCTATCCTCAAATGCAGCAATTATTACTTCAACATTGTATGTATCGCCTGCATAATATACAAATACACCATTTTGTTGATACTCATTTCCCCACCCCATAGAAAATGATGGTCTCTCTTTGTATTTATTCATCTTTAGGAAGCTACTGACTCTGTCTGCATACTTGTTTGCATCGTCTTCCAATTCAAATGTCTTATATTGCCTATGCTCGTACTTGCCTGGGTTCTTGTTTATAAGCTCTTTTGTTATGTTCTGATGGCTCCTGCTTGCCTGGCACATGTAGTATATCTGCAAAGCAGTATACTTGTATTTTGTGTTCATTCTAAAGGCAGGGCGAACAGAATGCATTTGTCTACTAAACACCATATACCTCCTCCATCTCATCGTATGGTAAAAATATTCTCCTATACATTTCAGATACGTGACTGTTTTCATCCCCAGACAAACTCCAGGTTCTGCCTTTCATTCTTGATAGAACGGAACTTCTGTACACCTCTATAATGTCATCATTGTCTTTGTCAATATCGTGCAATTTAAAATACTTCTGTAGCATTGATGTGTTTGCTCCAGATATGCGTGATAAAGCACTCCACGTTATACCCCTATTTGAATTTTTTGCTGCAAGCATCTCTGCCTCTATCCCATATCTTCGGATCAATACTTCTGGTGCAATATCAGAGATATACTTTGATGCATACATGTAACTATCTTCCTCTAACTTAACTAGGCCCCTGTTTATCTTAGCAAACATGCATATAATCTTATCTACATACTCATCAGGAATGACATTCTCGCCATAAACAATATCCGGATCTAAAATTAACAATGGGTCCTCTGCAACAAATCTCAATTCAGAAAGCATTGTAGCTAGGTTATCAAAATCCATAGTTCTGAGTGCCTCCATCATTCCTTCAGTAATATTATCTCTAGTCTTCATGAAATCTAAAATCCTACCAAACCCAAACTCTGATACCATTATCTGAGAGCACTCGTAACATACAGTTACTATGCCGTTGTCTCTTGTTATCTCGTATGTCTTGAAATTTCCAGGAGGCGACCATGAGTAATCATGGGCATCAGCACCACATATATCACATGTGCTATAAGTTGCATTAGCCATTATTACAATCCTCCAACAAGCTTGTGTCTGAAGTCGGAATAGCATGTAGATTGCCGATAAGTTTTACATTTCTGTCTTTGAGCCCATTAGCTGCTACAACTGCTGATATCTCAACCTTATAACTTTCAATAACCTGATGAGATAGCTTACTCATAGCCATCGCTTGTGCTGGTTCAGTTTTTCCTGCTCTGAGATTAATCATCTCCTCAAACATAAACCTTCTTAGCGTTCCAAGTGTATTGTTTTGGACGCTTTGCTTATCCTGTAGTTCTTGATTTGTTATTTCATCTTGCATATTTTTCCCTTCTATAATTCTATAAGTATATGATCTACTTCTTCCTCACTCATTCCTTCTTCTATCATGTAGAAGTCGTACTCTGCCTGTATTGCCAAGTTTACATTTTGCTGGTCTTCATGGAACTCTGTGCATGTGCAATCCACATTGCGACATTCCTCGTTCTCATACCAGTTCAGCCACTTACACTCATGGCATACTTTTAAGTCCGACGGCTTACCTACAGCCGTCTGTAGTTCCATCTCAATCATTTGATTTTTCTCTTGGTGTTCCTGACGAAATAAGAATATCCACATCAGCCATCGCCTCTGCCATTTCTTTTGCCATCTCTGGAGTTTCTGCCTCGACCTTGCTTGTGCGTGTTATCTTGTGCCCATTAAACGATACTGATACCGTTACTTCGTATTTTTTATCCATCTTTTTCTCCTTCTATGAGTTGTACCGAGTCCTTGTGAACAAGAACCGCCTCTGTATTTACTTGTCTTTTCATCATACCTACTGTATATCTGCCTCTAAGAATATAATGCATATCCTTATTGCTATCACAGAAGTAGAAACCTTCTACCTTACAATCCATTTCAATAGATGTGCCAGTAAATAAAAACTTCCCATGCATATCAACTCCTATTGTTTAAAACCATCTGCAGTTCTAGCACTAAAAGAGTTGTACACTCTCACCATTTCTTGACCACAAGCCTTGCAAAGCTCAATAGACGTACACTCGGACATAGGCTTGTCAATATCTATACCCTTTCCTGCTTCGTCACAATTCTCTTTTACACACTTGTATGTATATGTTGCCATTTTAAGCTCCTATTTTATTCTCATGCGTCACTCACCAAGCCAACACTTGACCCTTGGGATGCACCTTCCCATCGCTTACTACAACTGTCGATATCTTCTCAAATCCCTCTATAGAATTATTCGCTTGCATCAACTCCTCTTTGCTTAACTTGCAGTCTTTCATTACAGTGGTGAAGTCTCCACCATCTGCAATCATTTGTGCTGCTTTACTTATCTTGCTCATCTTTCTATTACAGCAGAGGCAAGAGCATCAGCATGTTTTTCCATAAAGACAGTCTTGTCCTCTTTTGAGAAAGAGAAATCAAGCGGATCATCCATCCAAATAACAGATGTTACATCCCAATTCTTAATAGCTATATCTCTAATGACTTCAGCATTATCTTTAACCCATGCTTGGATCTCGTCAGTTACACCATCTTGACTAAAGTCATCAACACTAGCCGGGATCTTTGTCTTATAGACATCATCTCTACTATCATCGATAACCTTTACAAGGATACTATCCTCTCCATAATTGAAATCATCATTATTGAACGTAGGATATACCATGAAATTCTTTTCTCTTCTACCTAATTCATTGAACGATACCATATGCTGATATGCTCTACCTACTGCCTCAAGAGTAGACTCATCCTCTGTCTTACTAAAGATAAACAAGTCCTTCATATTTTTATATGCATCCGTAGCATATGCTTTAAGTTTAGCTTTGAACAATATCATCTCGTCGTCATACAACTCGAAGTCATCAACATGAACATCACCCTCTTCCTTAAGAAGAAGCATCAGTTCATCTAACTCTCTTATGGTATAGTATGCCATCTCTCCATGCTCATATATTCCTCTACTTGCAGCATAGAAGACACTCTCCAAAAAAGGGCCCTCTTGATTTTTCAAGTTTGTCTCAAAGATAACAACATTTCTTTGATTTATGACGTCCGACTTCTCTGTTCCTGTGACCTCTACTGGTCTTCCATATTCATTACTCATTATTAAATCCTTTCGTGTTAAACACTCCCTATTATAGCCGTATTACAGGCACAATCCAATAGTAATTTTGACCCATCTAATAGTGTATAATTAGACATGTTTAGATCCAGTTGGACCCTTAAATCACATATTAAGCTTAAATACACTCGGTTACTCATTTTAGATCATATGCTGTTACAGTGTCCGGCTTCTTTCGTCTGTCCACGAGAGCGGAAGGAGGTGTTGGGATTATAGTTCTAATATCTATCACACCTCGCTGTCTAACCTTTTTGGCGACCTCTCCTCTGCGTCTCTCGGCATCTCCAAGATCCTCATAAAATCCAAACTCAGCAACTTCCTTACCTAGTTCATCCAAGAACCTTACTTTGTATATCTCCATGTATTATGCCTTCCACTTAGTGTCATCTGTAACTTCGGATCTCTTAACCACATCCCAACTAACAGAACCTGTCCCATTGCCTCTCCACGCATACTGATCCTTGCTGCACTCTTTATCAGCAAGAACCTTGCTTGTAAATATAGCAATCACTTCTCGTGTGTAATTACTATTCATTGACATGGGGTTACATTTACTCTCATGTGTATGCACAATCACATAGTCTTCACTCCCATCCACTATGGTTCCGTCAAGTACGTGATCTACAAACATGGTAGAAACAAAACCTTTTGCATCTTCAAGCGATACGACCTTAGCATCTTCATTAAAGCAGTCTGCTGTCTGAGCCATCTTTGTTATTTCCTCAAGTCTCTCTTCTCTTGTTTTAATACCTTTTGCCATCTCTTATACCTCCGCCTTTGCTGTGCCTATAGTTGTATGGATACGGATATTATCATCTGCACTTTCCTCTGCCATGCGTCTAGCAACTCTCCCGGACACAGGCTTCTTCCCTTCTACTGTAATAGGAACTACAATTTTTCTTCCTTGAACCTCTACGGTCACATCTACTTTCCATTTCTTACTTACTTCTGCTTCTGTACTCATTACGCAACCTTTGTGTTTATTGCTGCCATTACAGCTCGTCTTGTAAACGCACTATAATCCAACTCTAGTAGGGCATCACCTCTGATACCACCAATCTTCTTTGTGTCTATATGGAACCGGTCACAGAAAGCCTGTGTACCAGACGTACAATTTCCACTATCTATACTGTCATTAAAGCTAACAAATACTCTCTCTGCCTTAGATACAATCACATCTTTCTCATGCATTTCTGTGAGCCTCATTGTTAAGCTCGTAGATATACTATTGTAGAACTTCTTAGGAGTAGTCTCAAACAAGTCTGCCAAAGAGAAGTGGTACTCCTCGTTTCGGTACTTGACCGCCCATGCCTTAGCATAAGTGAAGTCTCCAATCCTACTATACACAAGCTCTTTGCCTTCTCTTTCTACTATCTCTCGAAGCATAGGTAGATGCTTGTATGTCCCGAACAAGTATTCTCTCTCGTCCATATTTTTGGTGAGGAACTTCTCGTAAGCAGTCATGACTATAGCTGCCTCTCTATCCCCATCACCGTAATCAACGTACTCTCTTATCTCATTTCTTATATCAAACATATCCATAGGAGAGTCTGCATATTCCTGTTTTCTAAGGATTGGAAGATTGAAAAGCCCGTCATTGTATTCCCAGTTCGCATTGCTTTCCCAAGATCCTATTTCAAGTTCGTTCATGATAAGCCCATCTATTTCAAGGGACTTCTTCATTTCCTCCACTGACTGAACAACCTCGTCAACCTCCCTATCCTCTGCCATGTTTGCATACACCCAGAGTTCTTCCTCTTCGACAAGCTCTCCGTCTTCATCTATATATGTGATGTATTCGTCTCTCTGTTCAATACCACTTGTTACATACCAGTCTTTCCCTTTTCTGGCATATACAGACACTCTTCCACTCGGATCAAGGTAGTTGAACGGGTCTTCATCTGCCATTGTAAAGTTCCAAAAATCATCAACCACACTATCATTATAGTTTGACATCTTTCCGTCGATACGTGGAACCTCGCTATCATCAAGACATAAGGCAGGACCATGAAACAAAGTATAGTCCCCATTATAATCCCACGACGAGCCATTTCTGGACTCGCTAAAACTAATAAGGTCTTCAGGCTCATCCCAAGAAGAGTCAAAAGACTCCTGTTGTATTTCTACCTTGTCTATAGCCCATACCAATTCTTTATACAAGTCAAGTTGTGACTCTTTATACGAGTGATACTTAGTAATAGGCCAGTAAGCTTTCACCTCTGGCTTTGTATACACAGATATAAACTCTACGTTTTTAAAGTCATTGGCAATGAGCTTCTCTATTGAGAACCGATCAAGAGAACCAACATGGTTATTGTCATAGTTAAACGACTTTGTTCCAAACCCCTCAACATAAATGCGTATTTCCTTTGCGTATACTCTATCTATACCCTTGGCTTCTATCGCTTTCACTAGAGACACTCTCTCTTTTTTATACTCTTCTTTATCTTCGGCATTGAGATACCACGAAGAAGTAACCCAGCTTGGTCTCGTAATTATCTCTGTACCTTTACCTTGGATGGAACGTCCTATCTCCCACCCCCACACTCGAATGTTCGTTTTTGTTATCTCTAAAGCATTCATATCTATTCCTTTTCTGACTCTAATCTGTCCTCTATTTCTGAAGAAAGTTTCCATGTTGCATCTGACTCTGCTTCCCACATAGCTGACACGATCTCGCTGCAATCATCGTCCGTCAACACGGTCAAAATGACTTCTTCTTCTACCTCTAGTTGCTCAGACAAGCTCTCTACGATAGAGTCCTTTAATAGGTTGTCATCAATGATATATTGACTCTTGCAACCACAGGCATATGTATCCCATGACGCATCAACTATCTCTTGACACATATCAAGACTCATGTTCCCAGGCTCTGTTTCAACTACCTCATCTCCAAGCAAGATAACAGTTTCATTTGCACCCTTGTCATAATGACAAACCCACTCATCAACCATATTACTTGCCACTACTCTTCCCGTAAACTTATTAATTAATACCATCTCTACTCCTTAGAAATTATCATTACTTGCTACAAATATGTCAATATCACACATCGAACAAACAGCTTCAATCTTATACCCTTTTCTCTCCACAAACCATATAAACTCATCCTCTGCGGTAAAGCCTTCTTCTCGCTCAGCAACATATGTAGTCGCCATATTTAATATATCCACAGGGGCATCTGTTGTAAACAGATCCTTCCCTGCAAGACTATCTTCATCTGCAGACTTTATATCTATGATTATGAACCTCATAGTAAGTTCAATTCTTTCAGTAGATATTCCGTAAACACTTTAGGGAACCACCCGTACACTTCTTCGTCTGTCATGCAAGCCATAGCTTCATTAAGTTCCATGCTCTGCCCCTCAAACTCAGTCCCGTACAGGTAATCCCAAATCTCACTACGGCTCCTAGCCTCGAATGCAGTTGTCATTAAGCTCATAACTCCATTCATGTCTAGCTCTGGTCTTTTTTGGTCTCCGGTTAAACCTACGATCATTTCTTTTGCATCAGAAAAGGTCAGGTCGCCTTCTCTGTACCCATTCAAAATAGAGCCTGGATTATGGGATACTCCAAGCTTACTCTCTGGATTTTCATCCTTTAATCTTCGCAGGTCTTCCATTACGGTTTTTATTTTGCTTACTTTTTTGTCTATCTCTTTTTCTATATTCATCGACTACTCCTCATCTCGTAAATCTTCTTCTGAAACATAGTATCCCATGTTCCGAATAACTGTTCTTGCTGCCGCTTTTTTTGTTTTGTAAACATTATCTTCTAGGACGCCACTCAAATCTTCTTCCATTCCTGAGTGTGGATACATATCGTATCTCACAACAGTATCCAAGGAGATACTTCCGTCCACTTCTTTGTTGCCATTTGATGTTACTTGTATTGATATCTTTCTGACTCTAACACAGTCAACTCTTGAAAGTCCTGGAACGAATACATCTGCACCTATTTCATGTTTTGCTTCTAATTTCATAATTACCTCACTTCTATATAGTCTATTCCGTACGTTGCACAAAGTTGTGCGTGTACAGCTACATCTCTAGCCACGGCTTCGAGAGCAGTATCGTATCTTTTAACGGCGTCAATGAAATGATCCACTTCACTATCGTTAAAGAAAAGCTGTGCGTTGATAGATATCATATTGAAATCACCCTCAACATCTAAGAACTCATCACAAAACACCATTGCTGCATGCCACAAGTTTTCCTCTCCAAAAGAACGGAGACTCATGCTTTGCACGACTCTAATATTCAATAGCTCTGCATTGTTACATACAGTTTTGCCCTCATCAAAAAACTCACTTGCTCTCATCTTCTCTCTCCTCTGTTTGGACAAACATACTTCTAGGCATAGCTCTTTGTTCTGCATCAATGAGGCTTGTCATTATAGAGTCAATAGACTCATCCTGTGTCAACATCACTCTTATGACTATATTTAAAACTTCGTTCAGATCTCTCGCCACACGTATATAGTCCACTGCCATTCGTATCATAGGTCTCGTCTGTGCTTTTTCACACAAGTCTTCTATGAACTGTTGCTTTACATTGTGCAGAACTTCATCGGATACAGTTTGAGACATTGTTCTTTTCCTAACCCTTAACAATTCGTCATTGGTCATTTGTGCCCTCCATTGTCTTACCCATAGCCACTGCTTTATTTACACATGTATCACAACCATATCCACCTCCAAAACTATCCTCCATAATAAGATATTGTTCCTCTCCGTCGGCACTCTGTGCAGGATCTTGATAGTGAGCTTCATGCTCTTTGTCTGCATCATAGCATTCATCACACATGCCGTCACCACATGACTCACATATAAAATGCGTTGGCCCGTTTCCGCTATTGCAGTATAGACATCTGGGAGTCTTCCCGGCTTCCGTCAAATCGTCTACTACCTCTAGGTTTTCATACCCGATTGACTCCAGTTCCTTAAGAAGGCATCCGTGGGTGTCGCACCCTGATTTTGTCGATATTGTGTCACCAATCACGAACTCCCTGCAAGCGTCAGAATGCTGACCTGTGTGCATATACGAGCCGATGGTATTGTTATGAAAAGTAAACTCTTGGTCTAGGAAAAAAGCTATTACATCTCCTGCTTGTGGGTTGCTGATGATCTTTCTAAACATTACACGCACCGGCTGCTTTTCTCTAAAGAAGTCAAGTATACACTCGTACAGTGGTTCATCAGGGTCATCAAATCCACTTGCTGTAAACTCTTTCCATGCATCAATAATCATTTCGTACGATAAGTCATATTCAAGCCTACTGTGCTTAGGATACTCGTTGTGCCATAGCATAACAAACAAATACAGTGGGTAGTTTCTATCCTCGTCTGTCCATTCACCTTTAGTCTTGCCCTCTTTTTCTTTAGTCTCAGTGTCAGGGATCATTCTCTCTGAAGACATATGTAAGAACACAGTATACTTGTCTTCATTACCCTTGATTGTTCTGACAAACTTCACATCGACAACCTCAATCTGAGGGTCAACAATATCAAACTCATGCAAGACATGCTCTGCCGTATCTGGGTTGTCAAACAGGGTAGCCTTATTAAACCCTACCGTCTCAAGTATTGACGGTGCCCCAAGTGTTGTCTTTAGTCTAACAAATACTCTCTCTGTGCCATCCATGCACGTTATCGCTAATTTAGTCATTTTATCCTCTCCAAATTTCATCAAGTTCTTCAAACTTTGTTTCATGTATATGTTCACTCAAGCTTAAGTCATGCATGCCTCTTTCGTATTCATCTTTAACTTTAGCTTTTGCTGCCTCTGGTGTCTCTGTATCTACCTCAATCATTCTGGTTCTCACTTCTGTTATTAATACCTCGTGCTTCAAGTATTCCTCCTGGTTAATCTTATATCTTCTGCGTACCTACGTGTCGTCTCTAAGACATGCTCGTAGTTCTCAGGGTCAATGCCTATGTCTTGGATCATTGCAGTAAACACATCACTGTGTCTATGTCTATGACCATCTTCAGTTCCTAGCCACTCAGCAAACATAATCGCCGAGTCCACCAGAAGTGTACCCATCCCTTTTTGCTCTATGAAATCGTTCACACTGCTTCCGCCGTGATGTATCTCATAGTGCTCTGCAGGAGGAAGACAACACACAAAAAAGTCATTGTGCTTAATCCTACTCTTAGGCATCCAATGGTGGACTTCCATTTGTGTTCCTACCCCACCACCATATCTCATATGCAGATAAGCCATATAGTCTTTTACTATCAGTACACCACGCTTATCTTCTTTGGTTTTCTTCTTTCTCTCTCGTATTTTGTTTAACCTATCGGCAACTTTCTTTTTTTGTTCCCAGTCCCTATTGTTAAACTTGTTTACAGTTTTCTGTTTGTGCTCTACAACTGTTCTATTTACTGGTGGATATATCTGAATGTTATCGTTTGGCTCATCCATATCTATAGGCTTATACGGAGCTGGCTTCTTTTTGTTCCATTGGCTTTTCTTTTCCATCGTTATATTCCTTTATGAAATTACTAACCTCAATGGGTGATACTCTCCCAAATTCTTTGGCATAGCTTCTAAAGTGGTGTAGCATTGCTTCTGCTTCTGTACTTAATGACATGATTTGGCTGGCTCTTACTGGACTCTCCCCATCGGTAAGGTAGTATGCCATTTCGATATTGTCACTGAGATCCATTCCACATCCAGTTAAAGCCAACACACAAGTATCGCAACTGTCTATCTCCACGACCACCACATTGCCGACATACTTATCTACAAGCAAAATCTCTTCTGATGTAGGCTCACTCATTAACACATGGACATAGTTGTATATAGGTGTGTACCCATCTTGAATTTCATAGTAGGAGTCGCTGTTTCTGAAGTGTTCCATTAGTTCCGATACATCAAAATCCTCATTACTGCAGAGACCTTGTGCTATTTCGGAAGCATCAAGACCTTCGTCCTCATAGTTTTCATTCAGCCAATACTCAAAAGCTTCCGTCTCAGCCAGTGCTGCATCATCACTGCATACCTCTTCCCACGTCAAGTTACGATACTCTTCGTCCGGATATCCCCATTTATCAAAATGTATTACATACGACATTACTCACCTCTCTTTTTTACTATAGGAGCCAACAGTGCTGCAAACAACATATATGCTGATGTTGGGTCCATATACTCTTCTGCTTTTTTCATAGCCTCATGCGGTCTGTCTTTTTCAAGTGACTCTGCAACTGCCTGTATACATGTAAATCTATCTGCACTACCTTTTACTCCAATATGATTTTTAAGCATGTCGTTACCTGCTTCTCTATGCAAGTGGTCTATCGGCTTGCCAATATTATCTAGTCCTGTTCCGTCCATCTTCTCTCCTAGTTGAACCCATATGGGTTTGGTTTCTTTTTTACTTTGTTTGATTTTGGCTCTACTTTTGGAGCAGACACAAATCTTCGTATCTCTCCATGTGCAGACAACGCATCATCTCTCATTTTTTTTTCGTCTCCCTCATGCTTTACGAAGAAATAGTTCTTGTTTTTTTCGTAAAAGTCCTCAAAGCCTTTAGCTATCATTAGAGAGGGACCTTATGAGTAAAGTCCTCATTGTCTGTATCTGCCCATACTTTCACAGACAGCTCTCCATCAAATAGATCCAGCATCACACCTCTTCCATCCTCACTATCTGGAAATTCTATCCATAGCCCGTACACTCCCTTCCTGACAGTAACCTCAACCTTGTCACCTGTACCCATCTCATCCATAAGAGTGACTCCTATAATCTCACCTTCTCCCATTTGCCTAATCATCATATCTCCTTGTTGCTTTGTATTTTCCACAATGAAATTTTTGGCGACCCAGAACCTTTAGTGCAACAGAAAATCTCTGTACAGTGATAATCCCTCCACCAATATATATGAAATAAAATGCGTACATAGGAAACCCTGCTTCACCAAAAAGTGTTATAGCTATAAACATAATTAGCAAAATCAACACTACCTCTAGCCCGTAAAATATAACAGGCACAATAGAATTGCAAAACCTTCTCCTCTCTCTAAACTTACTCATCTGAAATCTCCCACATGTCGTAATGATGGTTCCACTCGCAAACCATATCAAATGCATCAGACGGATCATCTGCAAAAACTGTTTCCTCTATCTCTCCACCTCGATAGGTCATCTCATACTTAATCTTTAGTCCTTCTACTGACTGCCTCATGCATCCTGTGTCCTGGTCAGTCATGTCGTCCTTGAGCCAATCACGCAAATCTATGGCGTTCTCAGGCACAACAAAACCTTTCTCTCGAATAAGGGGGAGTAACTCATCTGCTGTTACATACTTGCCGAAATATTCATAATCATATCCTGCATATGTCGAGCCTTCCTCTTTTGAAAAATACGGACCGTGTTCTATGACAACTTCTATTCCATGTCTCTGCTCTAGTGCTGCCTCTTCTATTTCTTCGTATGTATCCACAACGATGCCGTTATCTGAAGCTATGCTTAGTGCCTCATCTTCTGCATCTTTCAACAACTCCCATCCAGATGCTTGTCTGATCCTTCCATCATCCAGTTCTATTACAAAAAATACCATCTACTTTTTCTCCTTTAAATACTCATCTATTGAGTCCATTATCCTGTTTGCAATCTGAATAGATCTGAACCCAGCTCTGCTGTGAGCATAGGCATCTTTAAGATTTGCTATATGATCTGCAGTCAACCCGAATGGCTCAACGCACTCCTCATACTTAAACACCATTGTAGAAATTATGGCACCAGGATTAATCAGAAAGTTATCTTTGGACATCTGCTCTCTTGCCGACTCCATAACAACATCCGCATCAGCAACCATGGCTAGATAATTGTCTCTATCCTTTTTCCCATGTATAGCTAGTTGCTTCTTCACTTTCTGCATAATTGCTTTACGTCCACGCTTTCCGTGTGGTTCTGTTCTGTCTATTGAGGACAGTATTAGGTATATAATAATACCCGTCATCATCTGTTTATCATTCATCCTAATCTCCTGACTGATGCATTTCATTCCATAAGCTCTTTGCGTCATCTGTTATCTTCGCATTAGCCTCCTCTTTTACTCTCCCTGTGAAGTCTGACAGCACAGTAGGTCCCTTGCAATAACATACCCCACATACACCGCTCGCTTCTGCAAATAAGCTATCGTTTCTCATGTAAGTCTTTACTTCCACTTTTATATAGTCGTTCTCGCAAAAAGGACATCTTCTCATTCCCGTCTCTTCAACCGGAGCTAAAAACTTGTCCCTGCAGACTCTGTATCCATAGACAAATGCTCTATGAACAGGTCCTGCTTCCATAGACTTTTTGTACGGTCTGGGAATATCTTCTTCTTTAAGGCTAAACATTATTTCTCTCCTTTAGATCTTGTTCTATCCATCCCATCATTTCTTCTTCAATAAACTCATCTACAAACTTTCTCACCGTATACTCATCAACATCAATAGTGAAGGTCATGCTGTATACACCGTCACCTTTGTTACTGTGCACATTGTATGAATAGTCACAATGCTCAGGTGTCTGGCAGAATACATTTCCATACAGCCAGTTTTCAAATATATCAACAGCGTTAAGCTCTACTGCACTTTTGTATGACGGGTTCAGGCTTAAGTCAAAATCTATAGTGATTATCTCTGCAAACTTTTGGTACTGCTCTTCCATAGCCGCATATATCTCTGCGATTTTATCTTCCGTCAATAAGCCTTCTGACGTTACAGTCATTACACTTTCACCACCCCACACTACCTTTTCTAAAGTAAAAGCAATAGAAGGAAATATTCTTTCTAGCTCTTCCACCCAATAGTCGTCCGAAACATACTCATGGTTAGTACACCGTGCCTGATACCTCTTGCTGTCTTTTTCTCTTCTGTAGTCATCCGTAAAATATCTTGATCGCCCATCCTCTATTGCACGAATATCTGCAAACCGTGGGAAATCCTCTTCTCTAATTGCATATGTTACTTCATGTATTTCCATATCACCCTCCTATTGGTGTGTTGCTCATTTACAACATTTCTTGTATTTCTTTCCACTACCACAAGGGCATGGACTGTTTCTACCTACCTTGTCATCTTCTCTGACATACGGTTCTCTGTGCATAGGCCAAGACATTTCATCATACACACTCTTGTCCAGAGTTTTTGATCCAACGAACTCCTGCTTTAGGTCTGCCCAACTATTATCTGGCTTAAGGTCTATCTTGTCTAGTATTGTTATGTCAAACTCTTCAGGCATATGGTTGTAGGCTCTCCATAGAGGGTGAAATGTAAACACATTCTTCTCATCCCCTTGTAGTTGCTCTCCCATAATAATCTCTACCTCTGTTGCCTTCTCTTTTGGAAATTCACCATGCCATGTGCCAGTATTACACTCTGAGCACAAAAGCACAACAGGAGAACGAACTCCGGTTTTATCATATTCTACATCAAATCCGTGCATTGCCATTGAAGACATATTCGGAAAGCCATCTTCTTTTTCATCAACACTATACGCAGGTGTACATAAATTTGAATTCTCTACACACCCACAATCACTACATATAAACAAGCTCATATTACGCTCCCCATAACATTTTTATCTGAGACAAAGATGCCTCTTCTCTTTTTTTCTTAACACCAAGCACTGATGCATCTCTTCTCTCCTGCATTTCCCGTACGGTCAACGGCTCTTTAAGCAGTAGCACATAACTATATGTTCCACCTTTGCCTGAATTGTTGGTAAGCTTGAGAGCTATGATTATCTCATCCTGGTCGCAACCAAACTTATATCCCTCACTTTCTCTCCTGAAGGCATCCGGCTCTGAAAGCCTATTGTAGCTTGATGGAGGAACCTGACAAACTACATCCCCCTTTTCATTTATGAGTCCTACACTTTTTGTTTCTCTGTGAGTATGTCTATAATTAGACACCAACGAGTAAGGTATGTGCTGAAAATTCTTCCCCACACTATGCACACTAAAAGTGAGCACATCTAAAAACATTGTGTGCTCTGTTGCCGGGACGTCCTTGTTGTGATCGTCCATAATTATGCGAAACGGTTGTTTCTCTACAAGTTTTTTACCTGCTTCTTTCATATCTATTTTCATATTTTCTCCTTATTCTATGTTTCCAAACTCTTCAATGAGTTCTTCATTAGTGTATTTAAACACATTGTAAACACCCCTTATGGATGGTCTATCTAGGTCACTGACATCACAGTACCCTCCTGTTGCGTTATCATCTTTTAGATTATCTTCCTCTATCTCTATCCCCTCTAGCTCAAGATATGCATCGTCTATTGCTCTTCTTACTTTTTTAATACGAACAAAATCAGTAATATTACGCATTATCTTCTCTAGCAGCATTTTTGCAGTTCCTAGTGTCTTTAGGGCACTAATAATTTCATCATACTTTTCATGCTCTTCATCTACTTTGCCAGAGAAATTTAAAGCTCTTGATATATTGGTGTGCATCTTTGCCAAAAATAGTAAAGACGCACGGTCAAATTCAATATTCTTATTCCTAGCTATCTCATGTAGGGTGTCTAGCTGATACTGATTGCGATATCTCCATTTAAGATGTCTCTCAATCACCACAGATATCATATGTTTTGGTTCGGTATATACAAAGTAGTCATAACTACTAAGATATCTATATAGGTTTAGTGCAAACATTATCTTTCCTTTACTACTCGTGCATTCTGTCTAAATGTGCTTCCTCTTGTATGTGGCTATACCCCTGCTCTGTTAAGTCTTTGCGAAATCTAAGCTCAGGATTATTCTCTCTTACCTTTTGCATAGATCTTCGTATTGTCTCGAACGAGGGTATCTCTTTCTTGTCAATCTTATCCATAACGTCCCCAAAATAAGTAGACACATACACACCGTGGTACTTTGCGTACAGTTCTTTTATCATTCTGGTTGCAGTAAACACACTAGGGTCATTTGACGATCTAAGAATTTCCAAAACCTTATCATATGTCTTCATTTAATTGTCCTTCAATTTATGTTGGTCCGCTTGCATCTCCAAACGCACCTTTCGGTAAGTCCCACCCACCACTCAAGATAATTTCTTGGTCGTATGTTTTGGACATAGCTAATCTATAGACGTCCGGCTCAACATTATATGCTGTTCCTTTATCTGCTTGTTCAACAATACTCATAGTGCGATGAATGGTTACATCAAACTCTGCCTCGTATGCAGCCACCTTGTTGAAGTGGTCTGGCATATACTTCGCTACGGTTGCCCATTGGTTAGGGCTGCCGAATATACACGTAAGACAAGATGTTCTACCCCACCCTGCTTGATAAGCTGGATGTGGGTTCACTCCGTATTGTTTTAATAAGTCCCATACTTGAGCCTCAGTAGCTTCTTTTGCTATTCTGGCATGGTAGATCAATCTCTTGGTCCTTTTGCCGTCTATGAAGCTCCTGTGTGTCTCAAACGACTTGTATTTTGCTCGTGCTGCAGACTCCTCTGCTCTCTCGCCAGTTATTACGAGATACTTCCTGTTGCCACTAAATCTAAATTGACGCTTTATTAATCTATCACCTACGTCTATTTTAAGGGCACTCGAACACCATCTGGTTGCCAGGTTTGCAGTGACCTGTGGAAACTTACGCCTTGTTCCTAATGGAGGGTTCTTTAATCCACCTGGGGCATAAACAATCTCATGGTTCTCATCCTCAAACATTATTGCTTCGGTTGCATCTTCCTCTCTTAACATCTCTCTTTCAAACCCACCAACACGCCAAGACATATACACCTTTGAGCCAAATGCTTTGCCGAATGCACGACAATAGCTTTCAGTAATAGGCCAATCCATAAGGGAGCTTCCCTCATTTCCGTCAATTAAGTGATGATGTAGTTCGATTTTATCCGGGCTAACGCCGGCTTCAAGTAGTTTAAGGTAGCAGAAAACTGAGTCTTTGCCACCAGAGAAGAAGAGTATAACCTTGTCATACTCCTCATATTTCATATCAATCCCTGTCTATGTCTATCTTTAGCCCATTCACCATGATAACAAGCTCATCCGTATACTCATATCTCATTTGGGCATGTGTGTCAATAGATACATCATCAACAGGCCAGTTGTCATTTCCGTCCCATATAATAATATCTATCTCATCCCCATGTGCCTCATTTATAAGGTCTATCAAATCTTGCTTTTTCATTACGCTCTCCTTAACATTTCTAGCGATACTATCTCATTTTCTAATAGCTTTATCTTATTCGACAATGCCATATCGTATGTCGTTGCCCAGTCTCTAGTTGTATTCATATCCATAGCGTCAAACACCTTAGCCTCTTTATGCACACCTTCAATAGAATGAAGCACATATGAGGTATTGGTATATGTGATACCTATGGGCCTAACCGTCTCAGTTCCAACAACTTTATAAGCAGTAAGATCAGATGTCCTATAATAAACATTACCCTCTTTCATTTCCGGGCCCTTCGTCATAGTTAAATCCAACCACTCTCCCAAGGCTAGTCTCATTCACCCATACGCCTCTTTCTACCATGCCGGTCAATCTTACAACAGCTTTTTGTGCTTCACTTTCAAGCTCGCAGTCCATAACTGTCTCTGTACCCTCATCACTTATTGCAAATACTTCAAACGCCATATAACTCTCCTTATATTTTAGCGAACGTCATGGTGCGATCTTTGACTCCTTCTACAACAAACCCTTTTATGTTTTTCTCATAATATTCAAAAAGGCTATCGTCGCTATATTCCACAGTCAAAAATATGATATTGGTATTTTCCTCTCTATTAGAGATCCAGTCCAACATCATCTTACCATACCCATCGCCTCTTTTTTTGTCACATACTAGAAGTTCTTCTATGTACACATCTCCATCATCAAAACTATGCACGACGCAGTTGTTTATTGCCTCTACTGCACTCTCGCAATAAGAACAAGCCATATCGAGAAGGTCTTCTTTGAAAGTAAATTCCTTCTCAAACCTGTATCGTATGTAACCAATCTTTTCAAAGCTGCTACCTATCTTTCTAAAGAAGGTCGCCTCTTCCGTATCAAACTCAAACTCTCTCGTATCAGCTCCCAAAACTGAAACATACACATCGGGAACGTAGTCTATACGCTCAAACTCAAAATTATAATTATCTGGCACTTTAGTATCCTGTTGTTTTTTAAACTACATTATACTTAAAAGTACCGTCAAAGTTAATAGCCAAGAAACTTCTTCACACGTGCTCCGTATTCGCTTTGAATATCAAACAGTACATTCTCGTCAATTCTCCACTTGTCATCAACCTTGTTGGCAGGCACAAGCACTTGCCCTCCAGATAAAAGGTCGATCCTAATCTCCATAGAGTCATTACTTGAGGGGAGTGGTGCACAGTCTTTGTTTCTTTCGGTAACATATCCCGTCAGAGGATCTATGGTTACTCCAATTTGACTCTCTGCCCATGGTCCAACGGAGAATACCTCTCCGTTTAAGTAGTGATACATGTCAGGATAGAAGAAGCCGATTATAGGCCACCAACTAAAACTGTGAGAGAAAGCTGACGCACCTGAATGTTTCTCGAACCCATTCACGTAACCATCCCCTCCTGCAAACACCACGACCTGTCCACCATCCATTCTATGCTCGCTATCTGTTAGGTTTGAGATATTAGGATAGCACCCTTCTTCTTCCCCATAGTCAAACCACTCATGATCCATAAACCTGCTTACCTTGTCCCACTTGCTCTCTCTCAGGTATTTTACACCATCCAGAATATGCTTAACGTCCGTCTTATCTACCTGGAAGGAAACATATGCAATGCTCGTCAGATATTCATCTTCAAAACTAGCCTCTTCAACGATAGTCAATACATCCTTTGTTATGCCGACTACTATCATGACGCAACCAAGTCTACATAGTCTTCATCATTGTCGTATGCTTCTTCAATCTTTTCACACACGGCTTCTACTGCATCCATATCTTCGGTCTCGTCAACCTTATAGAACACATATGCTTTCAGTTCTGCAACGAAGCCTTCCATGTCTATAGCCACATCAGTATCAACACCAACACGACTCTCGTTTACGTAGTCAACGTACATAGACAAGTCAACAGAAATACCACTTGACGCCTCAGAGAATGCAACTATCACAGGCCAAGGAACTTTAATCTCTGTCCTTACCGACTGTAAAGCTTCTTCTGATATCTCATGTATCATCGCTGACCACGCTATCCATACTAAGTCGTTCAGAGATGGGCACTTATCCATTTCGCCAAAGTTATCCTTGACCACTTGCATAAGCTCACTATGATACTTTGCACCGATTTCTTCTGTCTCTGCATACATAATCAATCCGGACACGCTACCTGACTCAGGAATTGCATCGTTATCAATATAGTATTTTGCCTCTTCTTTGCTCATACCTTCAATGTTGTCTTCCAGTATGTCTAAAAATGTTTGTCTTAAGCTCATGCTTCTCTCCTGTATTTTATTTTACTCAAACTCACTATTGAAATCTTTAGCATCACCCAGGTAATCAACATAGATATCAACATCTTTGAAGTTGTCTGGTGTTCCCCAAGGTACTTCAGTTACAATGTAATCCATTCTGTTTACCATATGCCATCCGTTGCAAATACACATATCTCCATTGTCATCAGTCATTAAAGTCCAGACATGTAGAAATCTATTATCTTTATCCAGCTTGTCTAGTTCTGCGTACAGGTCTTTCTCGTCTTTACCTGCCCAATGGAAGTGTCTCTCTTGCTCTGTATCCTCGTCAATGATAGGTATGTATTTCTTTTCCCATTCATAAATATCAAGTTCTTCTAAATTCATTTTTTGTCCTTAAATTTTCCAGGGTTATTTCTTTTCATTGCGTCCATGCTGTTCTTGGCACCTTCGCTATCAATCAATCCCTTTAATGTGTATCCCTGCTCTTGATGTATCCCTGAGAAAACCCTCTGGAAGAGAGGCTTGCCATCCTTGTCTATGACCCCATGGATGTCACCCAGATTGAAAACCTTTGAGTTCTCATTGTCCCCAAAAGCTATTTTAATATAAATGCCGTATGCACCACTCATGGAGGCTTGCTCTAGCGACCATCCATTAAGAGCAAGCATCATCATCTTCTGGCTTGCTATTTCTGTATCTAGTGGGAATTCCCAATCATCTGCTGTTGGGACAACGATACTGAACGGAGTCTGATCTGAAATTAACACAGTAAGCAGCTCTTTCAAAGCCTCTTCCATAATAATCCTGTATTTATTCATCTCTGTACACCTTTTCAACACCATCAGGATAGATATCAAACTCTTCGTTTGCAATACTAATCTCTCCTTTTTCATTCAAGATCATACCAACGGCACGTTCACAATATGGTGCGTCAATAGCGTAAGTAAATTCTTCATCTCCATTAGCAACAGAGAAGTAAGTCTTCTTCTTTCGGTCTCTGCGAACCTTTTTAACAAACACATACTGATCTACCATAGACCCAAGCAGTATTGCATCTGCCTCTACATATTCATCTCCCTGAAGGAGGTGTGCAAGAGACATAAAATCAGACTCTGCATCATCATCCAAGTAGTCTATTTCCATCGGACCACCAAGACCACGCTCTGTAAATGTAGCCACCTTTCTAGCACCTCTATATAAATTTCCTGAAAAGAAATGCCCTCTATCGTGTTCTTCCGCCTTCACTGCTTTCACAGTCCAATCTTCTACGTCTAACTTTCTCATACACTCTCCTATTTATTGTTTTCTAAAATTGCCCAGTGAGCACCGATATTCACCACCTCTTGTTTTCCGTTTTTCCAATACACCATAACCATCATGGATGCATCTATCCCCAAGTCGTGCAGTGCTTTTGACACACCTAGTGGTATAGCAGAGTCCATCTCTTTAATGCGACTATCCATGTCTTTTACTGCTGACATATAATCGCCCTTGCTTCTTAATGGAGTCATACTACACCTCCATCAAAGGAAGAGCATGCCCTTCAGAAGAAGAGATGATAATGACTTCCTTGTAGAAGCTTTTCGTCTTTCCTACGAATGGTTTATCCAGAGACGGAGCGTATGCCACGATCTCATCCTTGAACCAACCATTGTCTCTTTTACACATACATACAAGGTCAAGATTATAGCCATCGGCAAGTAGCATACCTATTTGATACCAATCATACTCGCCTACAACCTTCCATTGTTTGCCCTCATCAAAAATATCTCTATGACCATTAGTGGAACATAATGTCCCCTTGTGGTTTATCCACACGAAGTCACCTCTATCACTCTTTAATTTGCACCCTTGGCTTAAAGCCATAAATACATACTTGTCCGTAACAAGATCATCTTCTAGGTAAATCTTCACAGGACTAACAGTACAGGTAGACCCTGCTTTAATCGCTGCCTCTGCAAGGTTCTTTATCAGTGGTCGATAAGCAGCAGGTATTCTTCCGTCACCTGTTCCGCTCTCGACAAAGTTAATCACATCCATAACCTCTGCTCCGTATTTCGTTAGCGTTCTAGCGTCTATTTGTGTCATCGTTTTTGTTCTCCTTTTTCATAAAAATTAGGGATATACCCAAGCCGATCAGAATATATGCGAGCCATTTCATTCTACTTTTCCCCTTCCGTATAGCTTCCATCTTGTTGCAAACGGATTTGCACTACACAGAACGTACACAATTCTTTCATATTCATGTTTAAATTTATCATATGCTTTTCTAGGGTCTTCCCATATTCCGTACATGCCTGTTTCGTGACATGACTGTTCAATATCTTCGCACCCATACTCTTCATAATCTATCCAGCTTACACCGAGCCTTACAGAGTCAATAGAGACTTGTCTTTCTATAGAAACATATTCTATATATGCTTCTTCATTTCCTTCGATGGCTGCTATCTCGCACTCACTTATCCAAAAATAGCTAAGCTCGCCTTGCTCATCCCCATCGCTCCTGAATATCTCATGTGTCTCATGATCCATTATCCATTGGTCATGCCACTCCATCTCGTATCCGTTTTCCTCAATGATATCGTATATTGATCCGGCAAGAGAATTCCAGTCTCCTGTAATTATCATATTGCTGTCTTTATCTTTGAAATACCCTCTCTCTCCATATTCCGTTGCAAAATCACACACAATACCATCATCATTCAGAAGCCTTACAAACTCATCAACGTAATCATTAATTGATAGTGTTGAGCCCTTAGTGTATTTCAGGAACATCTCGTAATCAGGGTCGTTGTCTTCATCTACATGCTCATTTATGAAACTGTCAATATATGACATGTCAATCCTCATAAACTCCATACATTGAGTAATAAGACTCAATGAGTCAGAGATTTGTCTACTCTCGTATGATGGAACATCAATATTGGACATGTCAAGGTCAAAAGGAATTTCTTTTGTCATCTTTTCCTCATCACTCCATCCATACGTCTTCGCTAGAACACCGCTCTTTACCTTACTCATACTTATAGCAAGATCATCCATGCCTCGGAATATATCCAGGACATTGTCCTCGGTAAGAGGACTCTCTTTTAGTTTTTCAGTGTTTTTCATATCGTCTCCTTTTACCAATCAAATACTGGAAAATCAGGGAAGGTTTCTCCGTCCATATCTACCATAAGGTACGTTACCTTTAGTGTGAAAAATGCATACTCAAATAGTCTTGCTGCATATGTACTCACCCCTGCCTCCTTAAGCTCGGAAAGCATTTCTTTTTTATCTGAGCACCCATAAAACATCCATCCACCATCATATTTAGTGAACATAGGTATACCATCTAAAGCCTTGCTTTCCTCAAACAAAGTGTTGTCACTTAGTGTTACGTGTGCCGTAGACACCATGAGTATCGTCTCTATCATCGCACTTCCTTAACAATCTCTTGCTCTGCGAGATAGTCTCTTATTTTATAGGACTCTCCGTTTCTTGCAAAATTACAAACGTCCATAACGATATCCATTACCTCACCATCTGAATATTCTTCAGGCTCCGTATGCAAACATAGCGATATTACCAAGTTCGCCAAATTCACTTCACATGTTACTCTCTCGTATGCACACAGTGCCTCTTCTGGTTGTCTAGCTTCCATTATAAATCCTCCTTACAGTATCCATAAAATATACATATCGACCCATCATCCTCGTGCCAATCAATGTGATAATTATCGTCACCCATAGCATCCCCAAGTTGGGCACTTGCTTTTTCAATCACTTCTGCTACAGCAGCGTCGATCATCTCTTGGTCGTTATCAGAAACAAGCTCTCCCATCATCTCTAAAAAGTGCATAGACACATGACTTCCTCTGTGCCCATCAACCAATGTTGACAGTACGGCACAGCCATGGAGATCAATATAGTCCTGTTGCACAGATTTCTCTTCCTCAAGAGTGTTCAAAAATAGAACTTCATGTATCTGCATCATCCGAACTCCGTCCATACTTCAAGACCTGCTCCTAATTTAGATAGCTTCTCTGACAGTTCAAAGTTTGATCCCCATAAAACCTGCCCTGCGTTTTCAGAAGGAGCATCTGATGCAATCTCAAAAGGGAAGATGTTAACTCCTGTCGCTTTATAAAAAGCAGTTCGGAACGACTCAATTAGGTCCCCCAGAGTAATCCACGCTTCCTCTGTAATCTCACAATAGGTATCCGAGTTGTCAGCCCAGTACCGCTGCATATCGCTATCCTCGATCTCTTTCTCTCTCATGAATTCCTGGAGGGCAGCATATTCGCTACCTCCAAATTCAATAACTGAACTGTCTGGGATAGTAACCTCATACATAGGGTATTCTCGCATACTCATTACAGCTCCTTGTCAACTCTATAAACAGCAACGAGATACTCGCTACCATCATCTGTGATTAGGTTGTCCCCTATATTAACGAGCACGTCTTTCTTCCCTTCCACTGACACCAGTTTCCCATTAAAGTAAGATGCATTATGTAGAGCCATTAGAGACGCACTCTTTGCCTGCTTTGGCTCTTTAATCCAAATCTTAAGTAGTGGGTTCGTATTACGCATGGTCGCACCATCACTAAACCCGATGACTTTACATGTGCGGTCAAACAGGACTGTTCTTCTTATCGGCTTACTTGCATCAACAAGATGTTCTCCTGGGTTTGTAGTAACGTAATCCATTGCCTCAATAAGATTGAATACCTTGATGCCGCTTGCTGACTTAATGCCTTCCGTTACATGAATATTCAGATCTAGCCATTCTACTCGTGTTTCTTTTCTAGTGTCAACACCCTGATACACCTGCACCGAGAACATGTCTCTCTGTCTTGCCGGTGTCACCACAACCGTGTACTCCTTGTGCTCTTGAGGCATCTCTACTCTTGTTGCAATAGATGATACGACACAACCTATATCAAGGTCCAAAATACCCCTTAACGCTTCTACTTTTAATGCTTCTACCGACTTCTTTTCTACTGCAAATTTCTTCATACCTAACATACATTCCTCCTGGAATTCTTCTCTTGTTGGAACAGAAAATACAAACACCAACTCATCTGTTGGCACTGCAAATCCGTCATCTCCTGCTGGGTCAAGTTGATACACGACTGCTCTGAAAGGTTCACCTTCAGCATCATGAAAAATATTGACATCGTATCCGTTTGGTGTTTCAAAATACGGGTTTGTTATGCCCCACCACCAATCACCATCTCTTTCCCACTCTTCTCTATATTGCTCTATCTCACCCATTATGATTTTGGATGTTAGAGACTCAAGCTCCTTTGCCATTGCTGACCTCCTTGCCATATACTTCTATAGGCACAAAGTTGTTGTGTCTATGTCTCACGCATAGTGTTGACTCAACATACGAGAGCTTGCGTGTGTCAGACTTTTTGACTAGCAACTCCAAGTGTCTCTTGTTTCTAAGACAGTCACCTTTTTTACCGCATCTGTATCCGTTACAATATGTAAAAGCCATTCTTTACCTCCAAATTTTTTTATACCATGGTAGTCTATAGTATCTCTCAAGCAAATCTATTTTTGCTCTATTTTCTTCATCCATCCGCTTATACCAAGCAATCAACTCTTCTTTTCTGACCATCTCCAAATTTTGAACATAAGGAAGATAAACCTTTGCCTTAATTAAAAACCCTCGTCCAGCTCTCTTGCTACTGATATCAACAAGTTTCGCCAGCCTATTGGACATCAGCCCTCTCATATGGTCAGCGAAGTCAAGCTCATTATCTTTTTCGGGGTCGCAGTAGGCTTCCTCTTGCATAGTTAAAATATCGTAAGCAATTCTCTTAACCTCTTCGTCCCCTGTCTTTTCATATACTTCCATCATGACTTGTCACTATATTCAGACAGAATAGTTAAGCATGCCTCGCTCATTTTGTCCCACATCTCTTCTGCTTTTTCTATCCCCATATTAGAGATTACCACATCCATTTCTGAGCGTAGAGAGCTATTGAAATTCATTGCCTTATACTCGGTATTGGTAACACCTCCATCTTGATCCATGTAGTGCTTCTCAAGTTCTCGACCAAGCACAGCTTTTGCAAACTGCTCCTTGTCCCTTATTGCTACATAGTATGGTTTGAACATCCACGATGCAGGTGTTGCATCATATAAGTCTTCACTTGACTTTATAGCATAAGGCTTACCCATTTCGTGCCTCATCCACTACAGATACATACTCTTTTGAAAGCAACTTGTACAGATCGTCATCAAAATGGTCTGAAATTCCAATCTCTGCAACATTACTTTGCATAAACACATTGTCTTCTTCACCGCCCCAAATCTTCAAGTATGTACCCTCTTTATACCCGTTGGCTTGTCGGAATTCATTTAGTACATTCTTGGCGAAGTACATCTTGAACATATCATCTCTTGACATACCAAGAAGCCACATGTATCTTGCAATATCAATTATAATTCCACTAGCATCAGAAGAGGCTCTTGGGATATCAAACGACATAAGGATGATGTTATCAATAACCTTTTGGATTTCATCTGCGAGTTTCTCTTCTGGGATATTTCTCTGCTTAGAGAATACTGCTTCAACTTCTGCATCAAGCCACTTCCACCCAGAATACCCGTCAGCAAGAGCTACAGATAAACCAAAGTGCATCATGTCAACACCTTCCACAATTAAGTTATTCACATCCATTTCTCTAACCTTCCACCATGGCCAAGGAGTAGAGTCCATTGCCTCTGCTGCTTCAAGTCTAAGTGCTCTTCTGAAATTTAAACCTTTAGTTATCCACCCTTTAATTGTACGTTCATTTAAGCTGTCTTGTCTCTGTCCCATTTTAAGTAAGTAGTTCATATTTTGTTCCTTTATTTTAAATCATATATAGCAGAAGAGTCACAATGCTCTTCATCTTCTTTTCCGTCTACCCACGACACGTCCGTATCGTATCCCTTATAGATGCCACCATCACAAGGAACGCTGTCGTTTATTCTTATGGCAACATAATATTCTTCCTCCTCATAATCTACTGTCCCTGGTTCTCCGCCAAAATAGTCTGTTACGACAACGGCAAGATCACCAAGGAAGCGTTTATACGTTTCTCTATCGTCAATTTGTTCGCCTGTAATGGCCGCCTTTATAATGCTTAGTAGCTCCTCATCCGTTAGTATTTTTGACATGCTCAATCTCCAATTCATAGATCTTCACCATCTCATCTTTTGCGTCACGTAGAGAGTCCATTAAATCTCTCAATCCATTTCTGGCATTGCCTAGCTCATTTCTGATAAGCCTAGTCTCTTTGTATACTCCCTTCACTGTTGGCGTTTGATACACAAGCATTCCCTCAATGGCACCATATGCTGTCTGGGCAGGGTGCATCTCGTTTATTGCTGCTTGCATAAAACCTTCCACTTTAGCGAAAGAGCAAACCACTTTCGTGATCTCGTCTCTAATTATCTTCTCGGTTGCGTCCATTAAAACTTTCCTTTCAGTACCAGGTCTTCAGCCAAAGCCACAATAGCTTCAAACTCATCTTTGTTGTGTCCGTATGGAATGACACCAATCCCTGCTGCACACCCACCTTTAAAGGTACTCACGACAATATTCAAGTTAAGTTTATTAACCAAGTGCATCTTTAAATCATTCGTCAACTTTGTCGTCTCTGCAAAACTAGGTATTGTATCTCCTACACCATAGTAAACCAATTTACCTCTCGAAATAGAAACCTCTCCTGTTATACTTTTTCCGTATAAGACCTTAAAAATCTTTGGGCTAATCTTTGTCACATTACATCCTTTCTACATTTACATACAGTTGTCTATTCTCGTTAAAGAACCATTCCGCATCTTCATAAGTATCCCAAGGGCTTACCGCAGTAAACCCATCCTCTCGTGTTATCTCTACGTCCCAACTACAAACAACCTCCCCCTCTTCTGTAGTTCCGTACTCTACATAGTACATCTCTATCTCTGTTTCGGGAGTGTATTGTCGCATACATATCTCTCTAGTTGACATCTACAATTTCAACTCTTACATCAAACCTATCAGGATACAACACCCCTACAAGAAGACCTGTGTATTCTGGGTTTCTTCTGTAGTCAGTCTCCCCATTCTTCTTGATATCGTAATGCTTTGCATACAAGCCCTTTACTGCGGTCTTCTCTTCATAAGGAGCATCACTCAAGTACAATTTCTGTACTCTTACGTTTCTTTGGGGGTGAACAATGTCTGTACCGATACCTATTCCAGACAACTCAGTCAGGGCATAAACAGCCATCTTATTAGACGCCACCATATCCTGCTTTGCATCAATCATATGTACTTCATGGCCGTATGCCTCATCAATTTTTTGCCCAGCAAGTAAAAGCAACTCTTCTTTAGTCATGCTCATGACAACTCTTCTCTGTCGTCGGTAGCACCATCCCCAAGGATGCCTCCCTCTCTCATGATAATAGATCCCTCAACCTCTTCTACGATTTCCACCAAGAATTGATAGTCTTTAAGTTCACTCATTCCAGATATCTGTGCAAGAGTATCTGGGTCAAGTAAGCTTCCATCCTTAATGTAAATGACCTGTAGCTGTGGGTTAGACTCGATATAGATACGTGACATAATCTTTATCTGTTGAGCTGTTGACATGTCGTTGAACGGAATTCCTGCAATAATGAGACCTAGCTCTTTATCAAATTCTACATTCTTGAATGGAAGCTTGCTCTCAGATATAATCTTCTCTCTGTCTGTCAGTGCTTTGTCCATCTTTTTATTAATGGAGACGACTGCATTCTCTGCGTCTGCTGCACCCTCTCTCGCCTTGACAAACATATCATAAGCTTGAGCTTTTTGGTTTATTGTTTCGGCATCATTTACCTGCTCACGCAATGTTGTAACACTCTTCTCTTTAGATATCTTCTTCTCACGATTGGCAGCTTCTGTATTTCTTTTTTCTATCTGTGCGTCTTTGATTTCAATCTCTTTCTTCAAGGACTTTATCGCCTCTGTGTAGTGGTCGATTGTAGCCTGGGCCTTCTCTATGGCTGACTCGTCTTCTGCCTCGGAAGCACGTAGAGCATCAATAGCAGCACGTTCTCTTCTGATGTCTCTGTTGTCTTTTTCTATAACCTCTATCTGAGACAGAAGATCGGACAAGCTCACAGACTTGACCTCATCCAAATCTCCATATCCCTTTACAGAACTTTTTGCTTCTTTTGCAACACGGTTCAAGACAGTACGCTCAGCAAATAACTCTTTGTATTTCTCTTCTACCTCAGACGTGTCTATGCCTGCCACTTTCTTCACGAAGTCAATTTGCCCTTTTGGGTCAAGATGCAACAGCTTCGTAATGTTTATCGTTGAACTGTCTAAGAGTTTATCTAGGTCAGTCTGAGATACAGGCTTTCCATCTGCTCTTTCAGCCTTGAGGTATACATCTTTCTGGGTTATTGTACGCTTGATTTTTAACGCCTCATCTCCCTCACCTAGAGTTACCTCAATTATCGCTTTCTCTTTTCCTCTTTGTATCTTACGCTGTGGGCGTTTGCCCATCTCTGTCTTGCCTTTTATAGCATCTATCATCGCCTCAATAAGGGATGACTTTCCTGCACCATTTTTGCCTGATACTAAATTCATATGGCTATCAGGAACAAGTTCCACGAAGCTAATATTTTTGTATCCCTCTATTTTCATTCCTGTCAATATCACATTCTGTCCTTATAGTTTTTTGCGAAAGCTACTCTTCCACCTTTTTCCTTGAACTCACTTAGTGGTATCTTCCCCCACTTCTTAGAGTCAACATAAACCTCTCCTACACTTATTCCAATCCATTTCCCTGTCTTAGGGAGAGGTATTGCTTTTGCCATTAGCTACTCCTTTGAGCATTGGGTACTTTTCTACAGATGCGATTACCCATCCATACATAAGTGCCGTTTCCATACCTACGACTCTTTGTTCCCCACACATCTCGCATGGGTATGATATTGCATCTGGTTCAATACCACCATAAGATATTTCGCCGCACTCTATGCATAGCCCGTTGGACTCACTTGTGTGATCTTTTATTTTATCTTCATTCATTAAGACTTGCATTACAAGCCCATCCGTCTGTCTCTTTCCTCTTCATATTTCTGGTCTGCACAATCATCTATTGCACTCTCATATTCTGAGTCAAGCCACTCGTAATCAAGAGAAAACTCAAACTCTTCCTCCATCTCCTCTGCGAAATCAACAACAGAAGGAGTCTTATCCCCCTCGACATTCTCAAGATATGACTCAGCCATTTTCACGATCAACGCAATAAACTCTTCATTACGCTCTTCAAAGAACCTGTCGATATTATCATCGTAATAGTCGTTTGCTCCCTGCTTTGTTCTTCTGCATGCCATGTGTTATCCTTATAAGTTTAATTCTCCGCTGTTAAGCGTATTTAGGAGTTTCATTACTGACTCCCACTCGTTCTTCTTTACAGCCCTACAGTATTTATGCTCAGCAATAAACACTGGGTTTGTAGCAGAGTTCCACTCGCCAAGACTGTCTTTGTAGACAAAATAATACTCATCAAAGTTATTCATCTTCTTCACTTTCCTCTTCTGCGTTTACCGAGTATACTCCTATATCCACAGAGGTTGCATCAGTAGATATAGACAACTGTTGACACACAGCACTCCAGTCGTGTGTCTTATGAAAGTCCTCTGGGTATAAGGTTAAGACACCTACGTCAGCAATAGTTTTTTCAAGTTCTGTATTTGCATTTTTTAAGTCAATCACTTCCCTCCATTGAGCTGTCGTAAGCTCCTCTATCTTTGAAAAATGTGCCTCCATTTCTCGTGTAAACTTATGGTACTCTTCAGGGTAAAAACCTTTGTCTAGCATATCGTGCAACGCACTAATCTCTACGTCTATATCTTGCATATTTTTTGCATTACTCATGTGTTTTCCTTATAGTTTAAATTCATGTCTCTTGTCTCCATAGGCATCATATACATACTCGTACCCACAAAGAACACCAGTGATGTCACCCATAAGACCTCCATCAGCCTCTATGTTGCCTGTAAACATTGTATCGTTTGAAAGGAGTAGATTTCCCTGCTTCTTTTCAATAGGCTTTCCGTTTACACCTTTTAGCCCGATCCAATACGTACCATTTTTGATGCTCACCTCAACAGATATTGAGTCATTAAGAACATCAGATAGCATTTCCAACATTGTTAGTAGCCTAATATAGTTTTCCATATTACGCATCCTCCCCATTAACTTTTCTAATCTCGTAGTATCCTGGCTCACCTTCTGCAACAGGTCTATCGTCTGTCTCTACCTCAAAGATAGGCTTAAGAATGGACACCATCGAGATATGCACCTGTGACAACGGCATCTCATCAAACACTTCGCTGTCATAACACAACTCTCCAGCCTCATCAGGCATAATCGAATGCACCTCTGAGTCAACAAACCCTTGTGCATCTATCTTCACCATGTATCCTGCCTCGAAATAAGTCTCAACCATATTGGCTTCTTCTTTTGTCATCTATCTCTCCTGTCCTGAATTTTGTTCAATAATATCAATAGTTCTCTCCATTGATTTACGTGTTGTAATACCGAGACTAAGCATCGCACCTATAACTGTAATTGCTTTACTGTACTCATTATTATCATATATTAGATCCTCTATTTTAGATACAAACCTTCCTGCTATATCAGAGTCCTTTGCATTATCTGCATCCTCTTTTGTTTCGTATATCTTGCCATTATATTTGAATGCTTCTACTTTCTCATACTTATGCAACTTTTTCTCCTTCATTAATTTTCACATTACTCTCAACCAGTGCTTTTGCAAGCATAGGAACAACGCTGTTTCCACACATTCTAACCTGTGCCGTTTTAGGCAACTGCTTACCCTCATACATGATATTAATCTTGTAATCCTCTGGGAAGCCTTGTGCTCTGTACAGTTCCCTGGGAGTGAACATTCTCATTGCAATATCTACAATCTCGTACTCCTGTCCCATGACCTCCACTATTGCAAATCTCTCTTTAGTGGTAACTGTATGGGCAGGGTCACTCAGTAATTGACCTTCACCCTGTCCGTAATATTTCATCATGTAGGCACGTACTTCTGCAAAGTGTCCTCCGCCTGCCGTGACAGTATGTAGAGGAGTATCTGTCTTCAGTCCAGTATTCCCATTACGCATCTTCATAACATGAGATGTAACGAGTTGCTGTTGAGAACCTGTTGCCGTAACTGTAGACATAGGATTGTCCGCCTTTCTACCAACGGCACCAAGGTTATGCTGAGCGATAAACGCATTCACTAAAGCGAATGTCCCACCCTTTGTCTGAGCAGTGATTGTTCTCAAAGGCTCATCTATCTTAAAGTTACGCTGAGATGATCCATTTGCATGCTCTGTAATAATAGGAGTTACAAGGGAGTGTCTGCTTCCTCCTGCAGTTATCGTACCTACTGGTGCATCAATCTTGTTGCCACGAGCTGTGGCTCCTATAGCTCCCCCGTAAAATGTAGACACAAAAGGAGCTTTGTCCCCAACGATATACGGCTTCGGGTTATCTAAAACAAATTTCTTTAACCCTCTTGCTATTCGTTTCATCGTATTCTCTGCGAGTGGTCTACGCACTTTAACCACCTTTGCCTCCTCTTTTGAAAGAAATATTGAGTGAGTAGGGATAGACCAATCTATACATTCTGCAGCAGTTCTCCATGGAATTCTTTCAGGAAACTTATCCGGGTCTCCATGTGTAGCTTCTGGCCACGACACAGCACTTCCATCTTTCTTTGCCACAATAAACAGTCTCTTCCGTATCGTAGGTGCTCCGTAGTCACTAGCTCTAAGCTCACGCCACTCCACATTGTAGCCCATGTCTCTAAATGCCTGTACAAAGATTTCAAAGGTTAACCCCTTGTCCTCTTTTATTGGCATGTTATCGTCATCTAGTGGACCCCAATCTTTAAACTCCTCAACATTCTCAAGCATGATAACGTCAGGGCTAACTGCTTTTGCCCACTTTACACCAACCCAAGCAAGACTTCTCACATTGCAACTTACAGGCTTTGAGCCTTTTGCTTTAGAGAAATGCTTACAGTCTGGACTTAGCCACAACATTGCAACCTCTTTGCCACCACATACTTCATCAGGGTCAACATCAAAAACATCTTCTATGTAATGCTTTGTGCTTGGATGATTTGCCTGATGTAGTGCTATAGCCTGTGGGTCATGGTTAACTGCCACATCAGGACTAACACCCAATGCCATTTCAATACCCGTACTTGCTCCACCGCCACCGGCGAACAAGTCTATAATCATTTTTCCATTATACATATTACACCTATCCTTTGTAATCTTCTGACTCTATCATTTCAACAATGAGGTCAAACATCTTTTCTTCTCCTCGTGAAACAATAAACATCACAGGAGAGTCTCTAAAAGCCGGCCATTTGTCTTCTACATATCCTTCGCTACCTGGATACAAGTCCATCATAATACGCTTAAACATGTCATAGTTTATTCTATTAACGCAATACTTGTAGAATACATTTAGGTCACTAAACTGCATCTTCACACTCCTCTAAGATATAAAAATCTTCTTCCTTCCCATTCATAGTCACTCCGTCTGTCCATGTAAGCCCTATGGTATGCTGATTACTCGTGCACACTATATTGTATTCTTCATCTGGAATATACTGTAGACTAATTGGGTCAAGTGTTTCGCTTGTAGTCTTTTTAACTACGTAGTTGGGCTGTTTCCAACATACGGTTTTTCCGCAATCAACAGCCTCTAGTATTTCATCTAATTTCATATTACGCCTTTATGTCTGTGTTTCTTAAATCTAATGCATGCTTCAGTGCATCCTCTAGCCACTCCATCATATATGGTCTAAGCTCCTGTATCTCGCATTCTGTACGATCTGCCATTTCTTCGTCAAAAGACAACTCAAAAGGAATTGTTGACGAGTCCATATGCTCATGTATTCCATCGTCCCAGCAATCATTGTCGTACGCCAAGCCAATCATGTCATCATTCTGAACATATGTAATAGCTCTTTCTATCGCCTTAATCTCTTCTTCTAGCATTTAACGCTCCTTTCTAGTCCGTCTTTATCAGACAGTCTCGCAAGTATCTTTTCGGGTGTATCCCTAGAATGATTTCTGGCAAGGTTTGTACTGTCACCACTATGGAAAGCAAAGTTTCCAAATATCTTATGGTTCAAGCATCTCAGCATATGCACTTTCACCAAGGGCACTCCGTCTTTATCACTAAGTAAACTCATCGCTGTGCTTACTTTTTTATTCCATTTCTCAGTACCTAAAGTGCTAAACTCTCCTGCACTTCCAAATGCTATGTATGGATAGTCTGAAGCAAGTCTGCCCAAACGCTCAAAGCTCTCATTCACATGCCACACAGGTATCCCATTCATAAGGTTACACTCTGTCAGCAATGCGTCATTATCCTCTTCACTACCATCTATAACATCAGGCAGAATAAACTCTGTTATGTCTGCATATATGCTATCTATCCACGTGTAGTAGGGGTCCCAAGAGATTGTCTTTTTTTTACCCCGCTTTTTATTCTGCATCCATATGGAGAATGCACCATTGTCAATCATTATCTCTTTTGCATGTATCTTGGCTAACTCAAACTGGTCTGGTCTGGCAAAGCTAACAAGTGCATTTCTGAAGTTTATATGCTCCTTAAATACCTTGTTCGGCGTGATGGGAGTACCGTGATAAACCGTAAAGTTTTTACCGCTTCGTATCCGCTCTAATACATCTCTACTGAGACAGTTTTTAGGATACTTCATCCTGCCCAATCAAATGAGAAGGAACTCCCATGGCTCCAGAGATTTCCGACACTGCGTTATCAATACCACTCATCAGATCTTTCAGTTCACCAAATAATTCGTCTAGCCCAACATCCATCTCCTCTGCGTACGCCTTGTCTCTGTCTCTCTTGTCATCCTCTGCATATGCTGCTCTCTCTGCAATCACAGTCGCTACCATCTTATCTATATCTGCAAGAGGAATTGTATGACATCCAATATGTGCATTCTTGTCCTCATCTATACCTCCGTAGGTATAGGCTCCTATGTGCATGCCTTTATTGAGCTTACCTTTACTGAAGCGGATATATGCACGAATGGCATCTCCCATTCCAATAGAGGCATTCTCTGTTGTCTCAATAGTATTGTCTACAATTCTAAGGTATACCTTGTCAAGATAACCCCTGTTGACATAAACCTCTTCTCCCTTAAGCCACAGTGCCAACTGAGATTGAGCCTTCTCGTACTCTTTTTTCTTTTGCTTTTCAAGGTCACGTACCTTTTTAGATCTAGCCCTTTGCTCAGCCATCATTCTATCTTTTACTGACTGTTCTATTTTGCTCTCAAAATCGACATCATCAGGCATAGGGAATTTTACAATCTGCTTGTATGGAGATGTCTTCTTTAGTTTAAAATATGAGGCATATCTGTTTGCCACACTCACATTTTCAGCCATGGCATTAGCCACAGCCTTTCTCGTACTGTCCCTTCTCTTCTTGGGATATTCTTCCGCAAGGTGATCTAGGTTGGACAAGAGCACATTAAGGTTTGATTGATGATCGTCCATATAGCATGGGTCTGGGTTTGCTATATACAGGTAGTCCATATGGGAAGCTGCAGATAATATAGCTCCCATGTGGGTTTGTGTTGTGGGACTGTAGTTATTGCTTGTGAGAAGTATAAGTGGTTGACCACCTTTTTTAACTGGGTCAAACATTCTTCCGATAACCGTACTGTACGATTTTATTCTCGTCCCCTCTGCAGACATCCTGTAAACACCACCACGTCTATCAAACGCTGTAGATGCGTGTCCATTATTGTACACCCACCAGTGAGCCAAACCAAGATAGTCATAGCTCCCAGGTGATCTTGGGTTTTCAGACTTTCTCTTCCGTACCTTCTTATCCAATAAGGGCATGACAGACATCGTATTCCTCCTTAGTTATTGTTTTATAGGTTACATAACCTACTGAGTAGTTATTAAATTCAATACTGTACTCACCATAATCCGTAGTCGGAGTCCCGTTTCCTTCTCCATAATAATAGAGAAGGTAGCTTTCAGACTCTTCCTTTATGTCCTTGCCTGGATACAATACCCATGGTACATATGTCTGAAACTCCAGTTCGCTAACCTTCTCGTGAATACACATGAGAAAGTATTGTCTCAGCGTTCCTGCATATTGTTGAACCGTTTCAAAGTTCGACCCATACACAACAACATCATTGTCTTCATTTCTGTATGTGTCCAGAGCTGAAGTCAAACTGCTTGTCTTCACAAACAATGTTTCATAGTCAACCCCCTCAACTTCTGGAGCTTCTGGAGGAGTGCCGGAAGGAAACGTCACCACTCCTGTAATACAGTCCAGGGAAACACGATGTCTTTCTCCTTCGCTGCTTTCGTAAGTTGCGTCCAAGTATCTAGTCATAATCTTCATCCTTTATGTCTTCACTACCGCACACCTCACAGGCATACGGCTCTTCAAAGTCTCCCATTGTTGGGTTCTTATCCATTTCAATCCACTCAACAAACCTTCCATCACCATCTATTTTGGCAACAGCATCAATCTGACCAAGGGAAGTAAAAGACTCATTATTCCCACAGTCATTACATGTATACCTAGCCACGAGCTAAACTTTCATCGACCACAATATCACTCATGTTCGTTTTTGGCATTGCATTGTCTGCAATAATTTTAAAGTCAGGAGCGATATCAACTCCTAATCTTCTTCGACACACAAGTCTCGAATAGTTAGCCAAGTCAACCCATGAGTCTTTTGCTGACTCTCCTCTGGCTGTAACACTTCTACTCATCTTCAGTGCGAGCAAGGTGTAGTCTACATTCTCTTCTGCTGTAAGCCCTTTACTTCCAACACTTACTGTTCGTCTAAGCTCATCCATCGCTGCCACGACTTTTGCAACTGCTGTTGCCTGATCTTCGTATTTTCCGTACTGCTCTTCTTTATTATTTAGTGTATCTTCCATCTTTATTTTCCTTCTGCTTTTTTCTTTGCTAACTCAATGCTGTTAAGCATAACCTCGAATGCATCTTGGAAAAATATCCAATTTGCGATCTTCCCTGTTTCATTCAGATAATCTTCAACATAGTCGAAGTCTTCAAACTCACCTATATATTCGATCTCTCCCTCGAAATTTAATATAAACACTTTATCTTTTGTATTTTCCATGCTATCCCTTCCTTTTCTTTACTTCAAGCACTCCATCTTCATATCTAAATGAATACCTAAGTAAAGTATCTTCCCCACAATGTCTACACACATATACACTTGCATTTAAACCTCCCTGACTATACACCATTTTACAGTCCTTGCAATATGTACATTTCGTCCATTGTGTTGTTCCGTTATTTCTATATTTTGTATACCATTTCCATACAATAAAAATTACAGCCATGATAATTACCCATAGATTAAACGCACCTATCCCAAGAAGTTGATTATCTTGCATCTGCATCCTCCTTAAGTTTAATATTTATACAATTAACACACAGGAAAGACTCTGACAGAGGCGTGAAGCTCTCTTTTTTGTCTCCTAGTGCAATCGCCTTAGCTTCCTCGTATCTATCGTCTGTAAGCCCTCGTATGGTCTCACAACCGCAATTAGAACAAACCACACCAACGATAATCTTATCATCCAACTCTTCTGCCTGGTTACTAACCTCTACTGAAAAGGTGGCCTCTTTAGCACACACGACATCTGCCTCAGTAAAATAGTCCATTCTGATGCCTTGTCTAATACACATTGTTTTAACAAAAGACAAGTGGTCGTCAAACTCTTCTTGTGTGATGTCTCTCATGCTTATCTTATCTGTACCATTCTCTGCTAACGGAAAGTTCGGATCAAGATCCTTTATATCTTTACGAAAAGATTTACCATCTGATGTTGGTGAAACCATAGCTCTTATGTCTCCTAGAAGCCCGTTAAATTTACGGTTGTCATCTACTGATATAATCATGACTCTTCCATTTCGATTAGGTCTGCATTAATTCCTGCAATCATAATGTTGTTACGGACGTATTCTTCTGCATCTGACTTTGCATCCTCTTCACTCATGCCTTCTGCATCCATTGTGACATGAAAGGCTTGGGCAAGCACTGATATTTCTACTTCTACAGTATATGTGTTCATTTTATTTCCTTATTTTTTAGCACAGCTCTACTCCTACATAAAAGTTTATCCTCTAGTAAAGCTGTTGTATTTGGGTATTCATAGAGAGGGAACCCCTCTATTTTAGTCTTAGTTCGATGTACGATATAACGATCTTCCCCAGTAGGATGAGGAATACTTGTACTGTGTTTACATGGTCTAACTTATCGAGTACGTTCGACCAGTCCACGCATCGACTTTGCAAGAGTTCTTACTTCCCACTGAGCCTTTCCAGCACTTCGCAGTTCTACCATATCATCGAATTGTGGCTTAAACCAAGCTGACCAGATCTTAGTAATTGCACCTTGAGGAATAATCCTCCTTGCGTCTTGAGGTTTCACTCCATTCTCTATTGCTTTATCATAGAGCTGTAATGCAAGCATCACTAGAGAAGTAGCATCAATATGTCTATGCTCGCTTATTGGAACAGAGATTTTATCGCTTAACATATCCTCTGTGAGGTAAACCTCAAACGGAACTTTCTTCCCGGACACATATCTTCGTGACAACTCCTGCCATGATGTTCTATGTCTCATGAACTGCCTAGCCGTAACGATATCTATCTCTGTGTGAAAGACATAGAAGTTTTCGTGGATCAAGGCTATCTCGGTAGGGTCTGTGTTAAAAAACCTTTCTGAGGGATCAATCCTTTCATCTTCCGCAAGAAACTTATTAATAATTTCAATATCATACAGTAAAGCTCTTAGGTTAGTAAGCCTGTACACATCTCTGCCATAGACAACAGTCATACCATACTTTTCAATATGAGGGCCTTGAGTAAAATTACCCATGCCGCTAATAAGATGTCTCATGTATTCATTATTGATAAACTCTGCATCAAACGAGTTAAGCAGTACCGGCACAAATTCAAATGATGATGACGGCAGCCCTAGCGACTCAGCGTGTAGCTTGTCATACAAGGCAGATGTGCCAACCTTGACATTGCTCTGGAAGCATATAGAGGCTACCTTTTGTACCGCATCAATTCTAGCCTGCTGATTTGAATTCGCATAACTAAAATCCCATTTCTCTGCCGAACCAGCAGAACCAAATAGACCGGTATCCTTCGCCATAGGGATAACTTGATCTACATCAACTACCCCTTCTTCTGTCATCTTCTTTTCCATACTATTTCCTTATATTTCTCGTACATGTTTAAAACAAACATCCCGACTGCCATTGCTGGCCACATAACTACTGCCGTTTTATAGAACGACTTTTCCTCTTCTTTTAGCATCTGGTTTGAGTGCAACCAAAATAAGAATACGACAGTGCTACCTCCGAGGTAGAATGTTAATAATATCTGTAATGTCTGCATCTATATAGTCCTTCTTCTTTTTCTTTTTCTTTTTCTTACCACAATCACAATGATTGGCAATCGCTGCAGTAACTGCTGTTGTCACAACTGTTGCTGCAAGTTCTAAGACAAATCTTTTCATGCCTCACCTCTACTGTTCTGGCCAACCGGCATCAACCTTCTCAACAAAACTATTGAGGGCAGACCCTGGGATTAGCTTCTTCTCTGACCCTGTACCTATTGTCTTATCCATAACATACCCTACTTCCATATTGTCTCTTGTTACAGATATGACCATAGTGGCTGTATCTTCTATCTCTTTAAAGTGAACTTCCAGTCCAAGCTTAATCAGCTTTTGTATTGCGTTCACTCTATCGTTTCCTGTAGCCATACTATTTCCTCGCTTCTTCTTCTAATTGGAGTATCTTTACCTGTGCCTCACGTATCTGCATAAGCTTTTTTTCTGTGGACATTGAACTGCTTGACCTAATGCGTGACACAAATGTCTTCATGCACCAAATCTTGAACAGTCTTATATCTGCATGTAGATTACCTGACGTGATTGTATTCTCGTCCAAGAATATATCGGTGAGTAACTGATTGTCGAACTCCATATTCTTTAGAGCTTCAAGCTCCGCCTTTAGTGAGAAGCATTTCTTTACCTCCATAATCTGAGATATATCCTCTTCACTGCCTGACAATATTGCAGCCTTGATGAGTTCACGTTCACGCATTTCAACGACACCTACGTCTCGTCTACCTACGGCAACTTCCCTCGAAATCTCTGGCTCTATTGTCCCAAGTATCGATGACGCTTCTTCAAGAATTGCCTTTGTCACGAGTGGTGACATCTGGCTTGCAAACTTTTGTACCTCATTGAACGCTTTTGTTTTGTCAAAAGGATTGTTTAAATCATGCCCAATAAGTAGTCTGTCTATACAGAAGCGTATAGATGGTATTCCATTTTTCATCATCTTCACGATATCCTGCCCTCTCCCTTGGGAGATTAGATCAGCAGGATCTTCACCATCGTCAAAAATTACCACCTTTGTATCTATCATATTTCGTATGAATAGTTCTGCAGCTTTAAATGCTGCTTCTATCCCTGCTCTATCTCCATCATAGGCTATAATCCCCTTATCGGCGAACCTTCCTATTATCTTAACATGAGCTGGAGTGAGTGCTGTGCCCATTGAAGCAAAAGAATATTTAAGTCCAACCTGATGCTGCATAACAACATCCATTTGTCCTTCACTAAGTATGAAAAACTTCTTCTTAGATATTACTTCTTTTGCTCTATCAAATCCATACATCAATGACGATTTATGAAATAGCGGAGTATCTTTGGTATTCACGTATTTAGCAGGATGACTGCCTATTGTTCTACCACTATACCCACAGAGCTTTCCCGTATGGTCTCTAATAGGGAACATTATTCGTTCAATAAATCTACCATACAGGCCGTTTTCGCCTAAGTCTATTATCCCAAGTGCTATTGCTTCGTTCTCCGTCATAACGCTACGTCTTACGAAATCAACAACCTCACGAGATGATGTGCTGTAACCTATTTCAAAATCAGAAATGGTTGAGTCTGACACCCCTCTATCTCTGAGATATTTGAGTGCTACTTCGTTGGTTTGCAACTTTTTCATACACCAGTCTTTGTACATTTCAAGAGGAGCAGAGCTGAGTCTCGGTTGCCCGTCATCATTCTCTTGCTCTACTGTTATGTTGTACATATCACAAAGCTTTTCTACGGCCTCTGGGAAGTTAAGATTTTCTATTAGTTGCACAAGCTTTATGGCGTCGCCACCTTGTCCAGAGCTAAAGTCGTGCCATATTCCCTTACTTGGTGTTACTGTGAAGCTTGGAGTTTTCTCGGAGTTAAATGGTGATAACCCCTTGAACGCTCCTCCTGCCTTTCGCAACTCAACATAGAGTTCAGCGACTTCAACAACGTCAACGGTATTCTTAAGAGTATCAATAGTTGTACTCTTTATCATCGCATCCCTCCTTTCATGTTAGTCTTCTATTTTATCAACAGATACAATCTCGCTAGACAATTCTGCTATGTCTGAGCACTCAACTATATCCACTTCTAAACAGTCACCTGTCTTTAGTTTATGCTTAGCCTCTTCTTCAGAAGATGCCTCAACAATAACTTCTTCGACTGTCATGGAAAGTGAGTTGCGATTTACTACAATCTTATACTTCACAATAGACTCGCACAAACAAATGCTGCTGCGAAAGCCAGTCCTGGAGCAAGAATAAACCCAATGAATACATCAAATTTATTTGCTCTTTTCTCTTTGTATATACCTATTAGGGTTGCCATCGTAACGACAACAAACCAAAAGCACATAGCCCCTGATACATATATCATATTCCCTCCTAATACTGTCTTCTAAAATCTGTTGCGAAAAGGGTATCTCCTCCGCCATTTCTGACTTGCTTACCTAGTGCAACAACATCACTTCTTGAGTCATTAAGTAAGTTCACTACTTGACCAGACACAACATACATTGTGCCATCAACCTCATCTGGTAATCCAGATATCCCACCATAGACATCTCTTACAACAGGAAACCCTGCATGCTTTTCAATGTCTGGAGGCTTCCTATCTATTCTTGCGACCACTCCACTCTGAGGTATCTCAATAAGGGCACCTCCGTCTAGTGGTGAAAGAATTTTGATATCATGATTGGTCAAGTTTACGATGCACTGACCATCTTGGACCACAGCCTTTAAGCCATCTGGTCTACTGAACACCTTGTGCATTTGTCAACACCTCTTTAACCCCATCAATACTGAGGATATTGTCGATGTTTTCCTGTGTTGCAGGCCCTTTGTAAATCCTGCCCTCTCCACTATCTAATAGTGTAGCGATATTCCCCAACTCTTCTGCCTTTGCAATCAAGGATGCTCTCCAAGACGCTAAGATTTCTTCATCCGTCTGCTCTTTAAGTTCAGGCTCAATCACTACCTCTTCTTCAGTTGGAGTTTCTGCTTCTACAGTAGGCTCTTCTCTTACAGGAGGCTCTGGTTGCTCCCCAAGTTCAAGAAATGTTTTAATTTTCTCTTGGTCGTCGCCAAATTCATCTGACCAGTTCTGTCTACGAGCAGGTTGAGCCAAGTCAACCACAATACCACCGTCTTCTGCAATCGTATAAATACCAACCTTGCGGCTCTTGTAACGGATAATTCCGCCCTTATCATTTTCTCTGCTGTGTGTAAATTCACTCATTTTCTTCTCCTTGATTTGTTAAATACCCTTCTACACTAAGTTTTGTAGAGGTATACGTTTTTGGACTTGACTCGAAAAAGTTTGACTTAATCTTGTTTGGGTCATCATACATTTTTTCATAGACAGATAGTGGACTTACAGGATCACCATATAGTTTTCCAAAGCCCATTCCTGTCATAAGCATGTCTGCTTTTCCATGGATATATCTTGAGATAGTAGCTTCGTTAAACTCAGCAATCTCACCTTGTGTTAAATAGTGCAACCATTTAATCTCTATCTCAACTGTTGCAGTAACAGCCTCTCTAGCCATGTCCTCAACCTCTACCCTTGAAATTCCTGGATAGGATTTTAGAGTGCTCGTCAAGATCTGTCTGAACAGCAAGACGTGAGTTCTTTCGTCTCTGGCAATAAAAGATATCATTGACGCAGAGCCTTTCATTGTTGTACCTAAATACCAAAACCACACAAACCCAGCATAGAACATTAATGCTTCAAGAATGTTGTTTGCTATCATCGCCTTTAGCAAGCTTCTCATAGAGACACCCTCTCCCTTTGAATAAGCCAGATCAGAATACATATTCTCAAGAAATTCATTTCTCTCTCTTAGGACAGCATCTGTGTTGTACATCTTGTATATCTCGTCACGGTTAGGACTCACATCCTTAAGCATGACATCATACGAGTCAGAGTGTAGTGCCTCATCAAAGATTTGCCTAGCCATACACTTTGCAATATTTCCATCTGTAATAAATGGCATCATGCTACCGGCTAAGTTTCTTGTCTGTACACTATCGTTAAAAATCAGTGCAGAAATAGCAAGGTCGTAACCTCTTTTCTTTACATCAGAAAGCTTCATATACGCAATTCCATCAGAAGTCATATCAACCTCTTCTGGCCCCCAGTCATTTCCCCTCATGATTGGGAATAGGTTTTGAGCCCATTGGAACGGACTGTTTGTTGGGTCTATCATCCCGTCAACATTTGATCCAACAGGGGCTGCTTCAGAAGCATCCTGTGTTGGGTTTGGGTTGAACAGGACAGCTTCATAGACTATAGAGTCAAGCGTCATATCTTCAGGTTTAACAGTATTGTATGTTTTCATTTATTCTCCTATTGGCACCCAGAACATTCCATGCTTCGGTCTAAAACCTCAAGCCTGTCTTGTGCTGGTGCAGTTGATCGTACATAGTACACAGATTTTAATCCAGAAAGCCAAGCTAGTCTGTAAAGACTTGCCATATATTTAACATCCACTTTTGCAGACGGCTTTATGAAAATATTGAATGATGTCCCTTGGTCAAATTTCTTTGTTCGGACTCCGTTCATTTCTATCGACAGTTCTTGACTTACATCATATGCCGACGGATAGTACGCATAATTTTCAACATTTAACCCAGGAGCTGTGACAGGAGTCATACCCGAAAGGTTTTCCTCATACCATGATCTATCAAATACAGGTTCAAAACATGACGTTGTCCCTGTAAGTATAGATATAGAGCTTGTGGGAGCAATCGCATTAAGGTATCCGTTTCTCATAGGGTTTGGCCACTCTGAGCCTTTCCACTCTGGATAAGTACCTTTCTCTATAGCCAACTTCTCGGAAGCCTCAATACTTGCTTCTTGCAGCCAACCATAATACTTCTCTATGTATTCCACATGCTCTTCACTACCAAATGTAATCTTTCTATTTGCAATATCTTCAGCCTCGCCCATTGCACCTAGTCCGATAGCTCTTGACGCCATAGCTGTATTTCTAATCTTCTCAGACGGATACAGGTTTACATCAATAACATTGTCCAACATACGTATTGCAACATACACCTTCTTAAAGAACTCTTCTTTTGACAAATGAGTCATTTTTGAAAAGTTTGCCGACGCTAGGTTACAGATAGCTGTCTTACCTTTTGATCTGTACTCCTCAACAGCCATCACTTCCATGCCATCAATAAAGTCACCTTTCTCTATATACTTAGCTCTCTTCTCTCCGTCACCAGTAACAACTGTTTCAAACGCAGACAGCTCAATAACTTTAGTGCCATTCGGACTACTTTCATTTTCAAGAGCAAAAGAGTACATGTCTCTCTCAGGCTCTGTCACTTGAAATATCTCAGTACATAGATTTGTTGAACGTATCATTCCAACATGCTTATTTTTGTTCTCTTTATTCGCAGTATCCTTATACCCTGCAAAAGGAACACCGTGTTTGTATGCAGACTGCATAACTTCAGCCTGTAATTCTCTAGCTCTAATCTTAACTTTTCGGATGTTAGGATTTTCTTCAGCTTCTCTATAGAGACGCTCAAATTCCTCTCCATACACTTCGTTAAGGAACGGAACATCATATGGATCAAATAGTGTCCACATCTCGTCATTGGCTTCTCTACGCATGAATTCATCAGAGTACCAAATACCTGGGAAGATATCTTGAGCACGATGTCTTTCTTCACCACCACTGTCTCGCATCTTAATAAATAAGAATACGTCCATGTGCCAATCTGGTACATAGTTAGCAAAAGCTCCCTTTCTAGTACCGAGCTGATCCACAGCAAGAGCAACATCATTGTCAATCTTAAGGAATGGTCTAAGCCCTTTAGCTACACCTTCATACGATGCAATCGTACTATCGTGACCTCTAACCTGAGACCAATCCCAACCAACACCACCACCAAGTTTAGACAAGAAAGCCTTCTCTTTATAACCATCAAAAATACCCTCAAGACTGTCATCATTTGATCCAATAAAACAACTGGATAACTGGTGATGGATAAGTCTTGCATTTGATAATGTTGGAGTAGCAGTCATAACATCAAATAAACTAATGATGTCATAGAACTTCTTTGCCCAATACTCTTTGTCTTTTTCTTTTTGTGCTAGGAACATTGCAATAGCCATAAACGCATGCTGTGGTAACTCTAATTGTTTACCATCCCCTGTAGTAATAGCATATCTATCAGCAAATGTAATGATGCCTAGATAAGTAAACTGAAGGTCACGCTCAGGCTTGATGTATGCACTCATAACATCAAGGTCATACCCTTTATAGAATTCCTTGTGGAACTTACCTGTACTTAGTGCAAAATCAATATACTTAGACATATGCACATAAGGTGATCCCTTCTTCGTACCATACAGTTTTCCAACCTTGTGATACATACTGTCTAAAGTAAGTCTTGCTGCAACATACGTCCAGTTTGATGATGGTTCAGATATCTTTCCTACGGCTGTCTTAATTATCGCACTCTGTAGCTCATCTGTGGTGATGCCCTCTTTCCATGTGATATGACTATCAATGATTAATTCAGCAGCACTAACTCCAGATATTCCATCTGTAGCATTTTCCGCTTTCTCTGTCATTTTAGATAGATCCATAGGAGCTTTATAGCCACCTCTTTTTGTAACAGTATTTACCTGAGCGACTTTCTCAAATGGTCTATTACTAAGATGATGTAGGTCATTCATAATTAACTGATTTGATACTTCGAGAAGTTGATTATCTCCCATTGCAAGACCACGCTTCTTCGCATAGTCAATCAACAGAATATGTATTTCCTCAGTAGGAATTCCATCATACACACCATCAAGAACATGCTGTAATAACAACTCGTGCTCTTTATCTGGAAGACAAACACCATCAGGAGTGGAGTTGTCTATGGTCCTAGAAAGTTTTTCTAAGGAGAAAAGTTCAACCTCTCCACTCTTTTTAGTTACATCATGGTTCACTTTTTACCTCCTGTTTTATTGCGTGTCTCTTTTCTTGGAGATGGCATTAGCGACTTTGCATGCTTCTTAATTTTCTTCTTGGTTAAGTTGTCTACCTCGGAAGCATAAGTTGCTATCTGCTGTAGAGCCTTTTCCGGAAGAAGATTTCCAAACTTATCAGAGAGCATCGCACCAACAATGGTTGACCCCTCTTTAAGTGTTTCAATATAGAACTCATGTGCATCAGCATAATCTCTAGCTTCTTCAATATTTCCGGGGAAACTATTCTTTACAGTATGCACCAACTGTGCATAGTTAGCAAGATAATAGAATGTCGTTACTGCTGCATTCATATCATCGTCTGATACTGCTTTCAATATGTCTGTCATGTAGTCGGACGTAGCTGCAACAACACTATCTGCATTGATATGTTTGTCGTCAATCTTGTTCTTTCTAATTTTATATAAATAACTCATGGGTTTCCTTACTTTAGGGTTTTCTGCTATAATGTCCACTGTAATACAAATACAAAGGACATCCTATGAGCAAGATACTCACAGAAACAGTTGCCAAAAATCTTGGCATTTCTAAGACAGAAGCTGCTAAAATTGTCAAAGCTGTAACGACTTCTATTGAAGAAGTAACAGCAGCCAATGGTAGCTTAACTCTTATCAATTTTGGTTCATTCACAGTGAAACCATTCAAGCGTACAAGTACACTACACAAGAAGACGTATCATATTGATAAAAATATCATTCGCTTCAAGCCGGGTCTTGGTTTCTCTCGTAAAGTAAACTAACTCCTAGAGCGTCACTACGACGCTCAATCCTTTATACTTCAACACTCTTCCCTGCTTAATCTTTATGTTTCCGTCCATGACAAGCATACTGTCGTGCTGTTCTTTATCTACAACGATATAGTCTGGTTTTTGACCAGTAGCTTCAATCACTGCAGAGACCTTTTCCCCAACTGTATCAAAGCTATTACCTCTGATACTAATTGCATTAATCTGTTTCATTCAAAGCCTTAGTAAATTTTAAATTTAAGTGCGATAAGAAAGCCAATGATTTTGACTTGTCCCTCATTACTATTTTCTTATAAGCAACCTTTCCGGCCACAACCTCTATTGAATATACACTGTCTGCTGTATCTTTCGTTACTGCAGGCATCCATATAATCTCTGTTACTTTGTCCCATTCTACGCTTGGGAACCTTTTTTCTACTACTTCATTGAAGATCTCCTTCTCTGTTTTTTCAATTTTAGGGATTACAACTTTAGCAACTTCAACCTTTGGTTTAGTTTTCCGACTAAGTATAAACTCATTTACATACTTCGCTAGAACATCCTCCTCAAGGGTATCAGCATCTACATCGTATCTCACTTTTGCGAAATCTTTAAATGCCTGTATATCTGGTATAGGCACATACCTATTTATCAAACTCATATTGGAGGCATGTCTACATTAATATTCCCCGTATTCATAAGCGTCGTCTCTACGATTTCACCTGTTTCTTCGTGGTATACATCTATATCATCCTCGGCATAGTCATATTCTACAACATGAACAGCTCCAAAGTTTCCATCTGCATTATCTGTAAATTTAACCTTTGGACCAACGAACATTGTCTTAGCTCCACCAACCTCACCATCTCTGTTTTTCAACACGAGTATTTCTACTTCATTTACTGGCTCTTCTCTTTTTGCTTCCTCTCTTGATGTATAATAAGACTCACGGTAGATACCAAGTATTACATCAGCATCTTCTTCAATAGATCCCGACTCACGCATGTCTGATAATTGAGGTCTTTTGTTTGGTCTGCTCTCTATTCCTCTGTTTAGCTGAGACAATAACCACACCTTACATCCTGAGTCTTTAGCCAAGCGTTTAAGTGTCTTTGTAACATCACCAATCCTCAAGTGGTTATTTGCATATCCACCTGGGTCTTTGATGTACGTTAAGTGGTCAATGAATATATTCTTGATAGACGGGTCTCTACGAATTAGGGCCATTCCCATGTTGTATATTTGTATGTGGTCCACTACTTTGTCAAGTAGGATAAAGTTATCTGCATCTTCAAGTAGTTTCTTCATCCTGTTATAATTGCCGAGATCTCTAAGCTTGTTATGTCGTATGTCGTTCAAGGCTTCACCTGAACCACAAGACAACGTCCTTAGCATAATGTTCTCTGCAGGCATCTCAAGAGAGAAGAAGGCACTACCCTCATTACTATCAAGTAAGTGGAGTATTATCGATACCACAAGCCCAGTTTTACCCATACTTGGTCTAGCTGCAACCACAATAAGATTTCCTGGCTCAAGGTTCAAGTACCTGTCAACTTCAGACAGTCCTGTTCCATGATCCTTTATAGGGTTTGCTATACGGTCTTCCATTACAGCAATGATATCCTTATTTGTTCTCTGGACAGATGAGTCAAAAGAACTTGTGTGTTTAAGGTCATCGATAGAGTAATCTCTACCTTCTAGTATTGCTGCCTTTACTTCTTCTAATTTTGCAAGCATAGACCTATTCTCATACGCAGCTTTAATGTTATCTGCCTGCATGATTACAGTGTCTATACTAACGGGTGTAGTCAGTGCAATGGAAACAATTTCTTTTTCTTTGTCTGGGAATTTTTGTGTTACTAAGTAATCCGTCACAGGGCTATTTGTAAGATAGTTCACCATGGCGAAGTCAAATATGTCACGACAAACCTGGTCAAAGAAATGCTCAGGTTGTAATCGGTCTATAAGGTGTTCCATTATCGAGGAGTTAAACATCAAAGTAGAGCATATCGACTTTTCAGCCGGTATGGTATTCATACTTATCATTATCTACTCCTTGTGAACATGGCGTTCATTTTCATCCTAAGCATTCCTGCTTCTACGTTGGCTACCGTTACTTTAAGTAGCTCTGCAAATCCTCTCAACATGTTATTGTTAAGTGGAGCAAAAGCCTCATTGCCACCAATAGTTATCAGTAGACCAGGTCCTTTTGCAGTAATTCCTGCCCTAAGAATGTTTGTTCCGCCTCTACCGGTAAGAGCTTCATAGTTCTCTCCTTGTGTTCCATCTAACTGGCAAAGCATATGTGATGCTAGAGAGAGTGTAGTCTCAGGTGTAAGATATACTTTAAAGTCTTCCCCACCTTTTTGTGCGTGGTTATGCACTTTTATGTAGAAGCCTGTAGAATAGTTCACGAAAGGTGAAGTTCCATTTGGGTTAGGTGTAGTCTTTACTTTGATAGTAGAGTCTATCCTAATTGTATGCTCTTTATCTGTACAAAAAATTGTATGATTTAGAACAGTGTGCGTTATTGTTTTGGGTTCCATAGTTTGTTTCCTCCTTTATAGTTTTGAACGATAGCATCAAAGTTGCTTTCAATGAATGGCCACATCTTGTCAGCCTTTTCTTTTTCGAGATACTTGTTTGCTCTATAGTCGTATAGTGCTTTGTATTCTCCGAAGATACACAAGTGTGTTTCTCTCGTTTCTCCTTGCGGAATAAACTTGAAGAACACTTTACTATCTCCGAATGCCTCTAGTACACGGTCACGTATAGGCTTTACAGGCTCATGCTTTGTCTGCTGAGCTGTTAGTGTATCAAACTGATCTCTAAGCTTTTTACCTGACTTTATGTTGCCTATCCAGAATGATCCGCCGCCATTGTGTATCCAGTTGATTTTTTCAATCAGTTGTTGCTTCGTACGATTGTCTAAGCGGATAGCTCTGTCAATGTCTTTTGCCCATGCACTGATCGTTGGATTTGTAGGTGCTTTATAGTTATCTATAGAGCTGAGTAGTTTAGTTGCTAGATACTCTGATATCTCTATAGCCTCTTTCATACTTTCACTAATCTCTACAGAAGCAACGTCGTCAACTTTTGTTGCGACAGGAGCAGTAGCGACATTAAGGTTAGTGTTTATATTAGTATTACTAAGGGGTGTCAAATCTGTCACCCCCGTCCCGGTGTCACCAGTGTCACCCTCCCCGGTGTCACCAGTGTCACCCCCTATCTCTCGGATGTTCGTACCTTTTATCTTCTCTGCATAGGCTTTCCTATCACCTCTCTTGTCAAACATATAGTAGTCCATACCTGTCATAGCACCAGTTTCACCTACTCTTTGTTGCACTAAAATATATCCTGCTTCCACAAGCTCAAGACGTCTCCTTTGAAGCGTTCTCTTTATTAGTCCCGTCTCTTTCATGATATTCCTATCATAAAATTTCCAAGTATCAGATTTAGACTCTATATAGATCCACAATATCTTTGCACCATCTGATAATTCTTTGTCTAAGATTAGTGCGTTTGGAACTTGAGTAAAGTTACCATGCAATCTTGTTTTCATTTATCTCTCCTTAGTCTTTCACCTCCGTAATCATTACTGATAACGCAGTCAT